TCCCATGTGAACAGCGGCGGCGGTCAGGGTGATCGGCTCACTCATGGGCTTCCCGCCCAGGCCAGGAACTCGACGTACCGGATCACCAGCCAGATCGCGCCGGGGACGACCACGAACAAGACCGCAGCGACAATGCCGACGCGGGCGGCGACGGCCAGAGCGTCTTCGCTAATCATGTGTTCTCCAGTGCCGCACTGATTTCCTCGATCTCGGAACGATGCGGCGCATCCATCTTCAGCGCGTGCAAAGCAGAGGACAGCGCACCCCGCAGCCGCTCGATCTCGTCTGCCTGTCTCGCGTCCCACACGACCATCTTGTTGTGCGTGGCTGTGAGTTCGCTGTTGAGACGACGCAGGCGCTCGATTTCGTCGGCGGCTTCATACATCGTAGCCAGCGTCCCGGCTTCCCGGCGCAGCTTCTTTACTAGGTCATCGCTCATGTGTTCTCCAATTCAAATAGCTGCTTGCGCTCCAGTGGGTGGCCGTCTTTTCGTGGGCGGGACGGTACAGACCACGACCCCCCCCCCGTTCGCCAAGGCATCGCCATCCAGCACCCAGCACGCTTGCGCCTGTCTCGCTCGCCAGCAGATAGGTTCCGATGCGGCGGTATCCGAGTGCGAAGCAGGCCCGAGCGGCTGCGCCGTACAGGAAGGAACAGGCGTTGCGTGTCCCGTCCGTGCATAGCCGCGTCACCTCCAACGTGTTGCCATCGTCACGCATCCGAGATACCGGACGACCAACAATCACCACGCCTACAAGGAACTCTCCTGCGACTGCGCCAAGGCTGAACTTGTGGCCGACAACAGGCCGATGATGGCGATGCAAAACGCGAACAAAATCGTTCGCCGTCACCAACTCAACCTTTCGCAGTTGCAGGCGTTCGCTCATCGCGGGACGCGCTCATCGCTCATGTGCTCTCCTCCGCCTTATGAACCAAGAGCGTGCAGCGCCGGGGCGTGAACACTTCGCCATCCTTGTGGGTGATGAAGTCGATTATCTCTTGGCAGCCGCGCTCATCGACGTGCAGCGTGCCGACATCGGGCACGTTCAGAGCGTTGACGCCAATCCACAGTGTTGTGTCGATGTCGGCGGCGTCCACCATCGACACAACGTCCGCCTCTTGGTGGCAGGGGGGGCAATATCCCACACGCCCATGTGGACACGCTTCATCGCTCATGTGCCGCGCTCCACTTCGACAGCGGCCTTGCCTTCCGGCGAGAACGCGGAAATCCACGCAGCCGGGTCGACGCCGATCGCCTTCCACCAGGCACGCTCGTCGCCGGCCTTGTGCAGGGCGGCTGGCGAGGCATCGTGGTGGTAGTCGCACAACGGCACCGTAAGCTCGTCAGGACGCCGCTGGCCTAGCTTCCCGTGACCCTGTGGCCCGATAGACCGGACATGGTGGGCATGGCTTGGCGGGGCTGTTTTATGGCCTGTACCGCGGCACGCGATGCAGGGCTGGCCCTTCACCCGCGCGATGTGCCGCTTGTTCTTCGCCGGCCCCTTTTTGACCAGCGAGCGGGAGCCGGTCTTGGGGTGGCCCCTATTCTCTATTTTTGATTTAGGGGCCGGGTCTCTGGCGCGGATCACCAGCCGACCCACTGGCAGAAACGCGACCAAAGGGATGGCTGAAGGGCGACCGGCTCGATGACGGGCAGGTTGGGGAGGTTTGGTGAAGGCAATTCGCCCGGCACTAAAACCTCAAGAGGGCCATGAGGCGTGGGGTAACGCTTCTTCCATTGTCCACGGTGGGCACTCCATTGAACGGCTTTGAGGGAGACGCCCAAATGTTCGGCTGCTTGACGATAGGTCATCCAGGAACCGGCGATATTGATGATAGGCGAGATGACCGGCCCGACGCTGGCGAAGGGTGGGGTGGACGGGAGCAAATGAGCTGGGATTAATAAATCGATGCCTGTGCTGCGGCCACCAAACGCGCGCCGCTTCTGCCAGCCACCTTGCGTGGCACGACGATGGATGGTCGATACGGAGCAGTCAAACATCTGGACGGCACGCTCAATCGTCACCCAGACCTTGTCAGGGTCGTCGGTGTATTTCTCCAATAACTTGTCGGGAATTGCGTAGATCGGGATTCCGCGCCCCCAAGCGTATGTCTTTCTCGGGAAGGAAGAATGATGGAAGTTTGCAAAGGCGGCTTTGCGACCAGTGACTTTCGCGTAAGTAGGCCCGGTCATCCACGTCGAACCTGCGATGGGCTCCGAGGTGTTGAGTTTTGCCGCGTAGCGTTCGACCTTGGCACGCATTTTAAGCACAGCCTTTCGTCTTGCGCGGCGACCTTCTGCACTTACGCGGCGTTTCGATTTCTGTTCGAGTTCGACGGCCGGCTGTTCCGCCACCTTGGTGGCCGTCAGGGCCGCATGATCGGCGATCATGTCCGACATCCACGTTGACGGCGGCGACGACCTCGGCCGACCCTGCGGCGCTGTATATCCATTTCCTTGCGACATGAAATTGACCTCCGGCATGGTGAGTTGTGTTCCGTCTCGGGTACGCTCTCTGACGCGCTTGATGCGAAAGTAGTCGGCGACGTGGGTGCGGCGATGGCTGCGGGTCATGTCGGCTCCCTCAACTGGATGCCGCGCATGGCGCACACGGCATGGATGAAATCTATGAGGCTGGAGAACCCCTTCTTCCTCAGTCTCGTTGTGCTGGGGCGAAGCTGGATCGGGTGGTCGAGGAAGATCACCATGTCCGAGTCGCCGCCATGCTCGATCATCCAGGCGGTGACGAGTGCCGTCTTGGCCTCCTCAACCGTGAGCCTGCGGCCATCGTCGGTGGCTAGTCCGCCCTCGACTACCTCTTCCAGCAAAGCGTGAAGCAGGCGATTCTGCCGGCTGTTCCTGCGCGGTTCGCCGATCTCGATGACCAGCCCCTTGGTCGCGCGCCGCACGAGATCAACGGCCCGCGCCCGGTCCTCCGGGGTCTGGAGGTAGACCTGGAGGCTCATTAGCGAATCGCCGTTCTGACCGTCTCGAAGATGCGGATGCCGGGGATGGCGCGCAGACCGCCGGCGACGGCCGCTTTGACTGCGGCCTCGTTGACCATGCAGTAGTTCCGCGGCACCAGCGACGGGTCGAGGACTTCGTGCGTCCACTTCGTGCTGGCGCTGGCGAGCGCACCGCCGCTTGAGACGACGCGCGCGGCCTCGCGGACGACGACCGGGGCCGCCATGGGTGTCGGCTCATCGAATAGCGCCGCCGCCTCGCGTTCGGCCTTCTCGCGGGCAGCGGTTGCCGCCCGTTCCGCCGCCAGCTTCGCGGACTGGAAGCGGTTGATCGCGCCGACCACCTTGTCGATTGAGTCTTTGACCGGCTGGGAGAGGCCAGAGAAGAAGCCATCCACGGTGCGGCCGTCCGCGAGTATCTGCTGCTTCTCCTTCGTGCGGGCCGCCTCGATCGCCTTGGCAACTTCCTTCAGCGCGCGAGCCGTCTCTGCGTAGTCGCCGGCCTCGTCGTCGCTTTCAATCGCGCGGATCTCGGCCGGCACGAGCTGGGCTGCGTTCGTGGCGCCAGTCGAGAGCGCGGCGTGATCCATCGCCAGACGATCGGCGAGGGGCGGGGCATTGCCGCCGATGCCATGGCGGCTCATGCTGCCACCGCGCCTGTGCGATCCATCGCGGCATCGTAGGCTTCGAGCAGACGTTCGTAGTCGGCCGGCAGTTCGGTCTCGATCACGCCAAGGCGGGCCTTCTCGGTCTTCCACCAGGCTTTGAGTTCGTCGGACGTGTTCATGCCCTTGAACATTTCGACCGCAGCGGCGCACCACTGCTGCTTCTTTGTCGGCGGCGCGACAATCTTGGGAGCGGGGGCCTTGGATTCGGAGATCAACCCGTCGCGAGAGGCCTCGTCCTTTGCCGCCTGCGTTCCGACCGGGCCGACAAAGCGACGTGGCCCGGCTGGCCGGAAGTCGCCGCCGCCGTTCGCCATACCCCTGGTGCCTGTGTGTTCGTCATTTCCGTCGAGGTCGACGGGCGCTACGCCACACATTGACGACAGCGCGAACCTGCGGGCGTAGGTGATGCTTGAGCCGTGGCCGTGCTGGTCGGCCTTGGTGACGGGCATACCCAGCACTTCACTCATCCACTGACCGGACGAGTGCATCATCATTGTCTCGACCTCGATGCCGCCGCCTTCGCGGATGCGGGGGAACTGCACCACCGCGATGTTGTTGGCGGAAAGCGGCGCGCGGATCGCGTCCCAGACCGCACCGAGGTCAGCGTACTTGGAGCGGAACGCGGGATTTTCCCGATCCTTGGTCGCCCCTTCGATCGCAGCCTGCGCCTTCGCCATAGCGGCGGCGATCTCGTTGATCTGTTCACTTCGTTGCATGACTTGCTCCATTGATTTTGAGGCAGGAAACCCGTGTGCCGCTCGGCACGACGTTCGCGAGGCTGACGAGGTCGAGCGCGCAGGCGGTGGGTGACGACAGTGCCTTGCCGCGTGGGCGGCAGTCGGGGTCGCACTGCATGAGTTGCCAGCGCGGCGTGTCGGCCTGGGCCGGCAGCGCGATCAGGCAGAGCGCGAGCGCGAGGGGCTTCATGCGTTCCACCGATCCTCGGCGCGCTGCTCGGCGCGCTGTTCTGCGGCGTCGTCCTCGTCGGCTTGCAGGTCATCGAGCGCCTGCTCGCACGCCTGTGCCTGGCCGTCCTCGCTTTCCAGCCAGTCGGCCGCGATGCTATCGAGCGTGCCTTGGGCGAGGTCGGCGTAGGCGCCGTCGAAGGGCGACGGCTTGCCGTCTTTGAGCGGCACCGCGCTGCCCCATTCGGCCATCGCGGCCTCTGCCGGCTGGCCGCCGGATGCGTAGGACGGCCCCTGCTCTGCAACGCGGGCGTGATAGGTGAACGTGATGCGGACATCGATCTCCGCGCCTTCGTCCGCGTCGCCGACCGGGATCGTGGCGTCGATCGTGTGGGTGCTGCTCATCACGCGGCCTCCAGTCCGAGATCGGAGGCGGAAACGGCGCGCGGCTGCGCCTCAACTTCCCGCTGAAGCATCTTTGCGATGCTCGCGGCATCCTTTGGGAACAGCCAGAATGTGGTTGTCACCATTGTTTTTCCGGCGTCATCGGACGCCCACAAGGACAGTCCAATCTGACCTTTGTTCGATTGAGTGAGGTAGTTCAGCGAGGGCTTCACGCGACATCTCCCTGGCGGTCGTTCATTGCGATGCTCGCGGCGCGGTGGGCGAGCAGAACGGCGTGCTGGCGGACGACCTGACGCTTGCTCTGGCAGAGCTGCTGGAGCGCGCGAACCAGCGTTTCGCCGATCGCGCCGGTAAACACCGCACGCCGTGCGGCGAAGAGGGCGACCTCTTCCACTGAGGCGAGGGACAGGGCGTTCATGCCGCCACCCGCATCGCGACGCCGGCTGCGTGGGCCTCGAGCATCTCGAGCGCGGCGGCGATCCGGTGGCCGGCGTAGACCTCCTGGCAGTCGGGCGCCTCGGCGATCATGTAGTGGCCGTGCCTGCGGGGCGTCCGGTAGATCGTGCCGATCCGCTGGCCGGCGTCGGTGACGACCTCGGCCGTGTCGGTCAGGCCGTCGGCGGCGGTGAAATTGAGCGGCTGAATGGTCATGCTGTCCCTCCGTTGTTGGAAGGAGAGTACGCATAATGCGTCCGCATCGTCAAACGCAAAAAGCGTACACCGCAAACAAAATGGTACGCCGCCAGAAAACCCTTAAATTACTTGCGCTTACGGAAGGGCTGGTACTTTCCGATCACGAGGGCAATCAGGGCGATCTCCTCGTCTTCCGGTGGATTATCGGTATCCAGTTCAATCGGCCGCCATTTAGGGTCAGTCGAATCTGGTGCCAGGATCAGGATGTTGCCGCGCTTACGCAGTCGCTTGGCCGTCACCTCCCGTTGCCCCTGCTGAAAACGGCGCCGCTCGACAATCACGATGTCGTCTTCTGCGAACACAATGCCCGCGACGGCCTTGTCCACGCAGTGAAAGACATCCCCCGGCCCAGCAACACGGTTCATCGACGTGCCGCGAACGATCAAGCCGTACTGTGAGTCAATTGGATAGCCGGCAGTTGGAGCTATCGGGAATTGCTCGAAGTCGTCGGCGTCCAGATCCGCGTCCAGGTCAAGCCACCGACCGGCCGCCACCTCACCGCGCGTAGGAACGGCGACCATCGCGCGCTGGGCCTTTTTCTGCGGCTGGGAACCTCCCTCTAGAAGCCACTCCCACGAAACGCTGAAGGCTCGCGCGTAGGCTTTCGCCATAGCCCGCTTAGGCACGCGCTGTCCGTTCTCGTGCGTCAAATAAGTAGACCGCACCCAGCCAAAAGAGCGGGCGGCCTCTACTGCGGATTGGAACCCGGCTTCTTTGCGCGCCCACTTCAGACGTTCTGCTGGCGTGTTCATTAGGAACACATCGCACAGCCATCCACGCAAAAGGCGTTGACGGTGAGGACGCATTATGCGTACTGTCTCGGTCATGATCACTTCGCCCTCTCAAGCAATCGAACTTCTCGGCGGCCACAAAAGCCTGTCTGGGCGCATCCATCGGCCTCTCACGACTGTCGCTTCTTGGGTGAAGCGGGATTCCATCCCCGTCGAGGTCTGGTCAAAGCTGATCGACCTCGCGAAGGCGCGCGGCGTCGAAGGCGTCACTTACGAAACGCTCGCCCGCGCTCACGCGCCCGCTCGGCCCGGCAAGCGCAAGCGGCGTGCAGCATGAAGGTCCGCGCCAAACAGAACGGACCGGAGCATATAGCCCTGTTGCGTCTTGGGCAGCGTCGGGCGCGGGAACGCCGCCTGAACGGCGAGGGTTTCATCTACGCGGCAGAACTGCCCGGCACGGATATCATTAAAATCGGCTTTTCGCTCATGCCCGAAAAAAGAGTGCGGGGCGTCAGCATCCAAAACTACGCGAGAGCGCAGTTGCTGGCGAAGACACCCGGCACCGAACCCGCTGAGCGGGCGCTGCACAAGGTCCTCCGTGAACACTGCAGGCTCGACCTGCCTGGCTTCGAGTTCTACCCGCGCGCCATCCTGTCTCATCCGGCAATTCCTTCAGGGCTACGGGTGCCCGGCAAGCGTGCAGCGTGAAGGCAACGGCGCTCGCGATGATCGGTTCCATGAAATCTGCCGTCTCCTATGCGCGGCACGATCACGTCGACCTGCTTCCTCCCCCCTTGGTCGCGCGTGCAACTGACGGCGGCAGGCTTGGCTTGGTCTGCCGCCGTCTCTTTCTCGACGTAGAGCCTGGCGACCACCCTCGCGGTGGCAGCGCCCAACCGAATGAAATCCCGATCACCCATGCCGAAAAAAGTACCAGCGTGCATTCACAAGGCTTTGGAAATGTCATCCACGCACAACGAAACACTGGCGGCCGCTCGTCGCCTATTGATTGAAATCTGTGGCCCACGAACTTGGAATCAGACCAGACAGGCATGGCTCGCAAGAGGTGCTGCGCTGCTGGGCTGGAAGTACCGCCGTGCGGCGGCGCTTTTCTACAATGAAGCAAGACGCATCGAGCATGACGAGTACGTCCAGCTTGAGTCCCGTCTCATCGATCTTGAACAAAAACAAGCGGCACGGGAGGCCCATCTACATGAAATCCATTCTTTACGTTCGCGCCTCGACGGCACTCGCGATGGCTGACTTCTTCTTCTGGATCAGCACTCTCTTCGCGCAGCAGGCCCGCATCCTGCACGATCGGTTGCCGCGATGATCGGCGATAACGGCTTCAGTGTCGGCTACTGGTCGATGATGGCGGAACGCCTCGCGCGGTTCCATCAGCACCAGGCATCGCGTGGCATGTCGGAGTCGGCGCTCGCGCGCCTGCCGCGGCTGCCAAACTATGTACCGCCGCCGAAACTGCCGCCGATCGTGCTGGCGACACGCCAGAACTCCACGCGAGGCGGCGGTGCTGCGCCAATCGCGCCGCGCAAATACGACACCCATCGCGAGGAGCATCGCCGGCGGGTGCGACAGACGATGTCGTCTGAGCGTCTCGTTCTGGAACGGCAAATCGTAGAAACGCTGATGGCGCTGTCCGGTATGAGCGAGGCCAAGTTGTGCAGCTCCACACGCGGCGGCGGCGAACCATCGAAGATTCGCGCGGTCGGCTACGCGGCTGCGCGTCGGCGGGGTTTTAACACCGAGCAGGCCGCGCAGATCTGGAACAAGGAACGGTCGGTCGCGACCTATGCGGCGGCGAACCTGCCCGAGTGGCTCGCGGCATCCGCCGATCTGAGGCGCATCTCCGATGGCCTCGAGGCCGTTCTACCCCCAGTCAAGGAGCAAAAATGAGCGACGTTAAAACGACCGGCGCGCTGTTCGTGAACGACAAGCAGGGCAACCCAAGCAGACCGGATTACCAGGGGAATTTCAAACTGACGCCCGAGTTCCTGGCGGCGATCACCGCCGCACTGGGTGATGGCACTGAGGTCAAAATCCGACTCTCGGGCTGGAAGAAACAGGGCCAGCAGGGGCCGTACCTCAGTCTCAGCATTCAGCCGCCGTTCGTTGCCGATGGGCAGTCGCGTCCTGCCTCGGCGCCGGCCGCCAAGCGCGACGACCTCGACTCCGAAATTCCTTTTTGAGCGAGGCGAACATGAGCAACGCAACTGAAGGTGCCAGCTACTCGGAAATGCGTCGGCACAACGCGCGCTGTGTGGACATCATCAATGCGGCCTGGGGCTCGACCGTCGCGCGCGTCGAGGACGTGATGGTCGTGCAGAGTTACCGCAACAAGCAGAACGAGCTGGTGCGCTACGAGGCGAAGGTGCCGTCGATCAAGTCGAAGATGGTCAACGGCCGCGTCGCTGGTCTGGCGTCGCCGCCGTTTTTCGCCGGCCCGGCGAGGGGCCTGTGACTGCGCTCGCTCTCTACCGCCGCGACGACGAGGTCAAGGACTGGACCGATGTCGAGGTCGTCGGCCGGTATCCCAACGGCGACCTTCGCCTGCGCGAGATCGGCAAGTTCTATCCCGGCGTGTGGCGTGCGGCGCCGCATCAGATCGCCTTTCATCAGACACCGGAGCCCAAATGACCGACAGTCCTGACGCTTCCTCCCGCCACTGGCCCGCTCGCATGCGCCGTAAGCTCGCCAGCCAATACCTATTCGAGGTCCACGGCGTCTCGTTGAGCCCGCCGACTCTCGCCAGGTACGCCGTTGAAGGCCGCGGCCCCGCATACAGAAAAGACGGTCACTTCCCGGTCTATGACCGGCAGGATCTGGATGATTTCGCGGTTTCTCGCCTCGGACCTCTACGCGCGTCCAGCAGGGAGTTGTGCAAATGATCCGCGCACAGAACGAACGCGCCGTACCAGGCCACAACAAGACCAAATCCTTCACCGTCTCGGCTGAGACTTTGAAGGGATACGTCGATCGGCTTGAAAAGATGGACGAGGAAAAGAAAGCCGTCGCGGACGACATCAAGGACATCTACCAGGAATTGAAGGGCAACGGCTACGACGCAAAGGCCATCCGCACGATCGTGCGCGAGCGCAAGGTCGACGCAGCAGAGGCCGCAGAGCAGGAGGCGATCCTCGACACCTATCGCCACGCCCTTGGGATGGCCGTACAGGCGGTTCGTGACGGTTCAAGCCAGCGCAGTGCTGCCAAGGCGCATGGCGTCTCACGGTCATATCTGGGCCGTGTCGTGGGTGGCCCCTCCGCAGAAAATGTGGAGCAGGGGCCGGGTACGGAGATTCTGGAAACGACGGGAGCGGTTCCGTCGGGTGGCGACCAGGGGACGGCAGATGTAACGACTGCCCAGCCCTCGGTTGCCGCCAACTCATCGGCCTCGCAGGGCATGGTGATCGCCCGGACACCGAGGATGGCCGGCGCTGCAACGCCATCCATCCAGCCGACCGTCAGTGGCGAGGCTGGCGGCGGCACTCATCCAGACGACATCGATCTCACGATCCCCGCGCACCTTCTGCGGAAGCTCGCGTAGTGCGTTATCTCAGCGTCTGCTCTGGCATCGAGGCCGCCTCGGCTGCCTGGCATCCGCTGGGATGGACGCCTGTGGCGTTCAGCGAGGTCGACAAGTTCCCGTCCGCCGTCCTCGCCCATCACTATCCCGATGTCCCGAATTGGGGCGACATGACCAAGTTCAAGGAATGGCCCGATGCAGATGTCGATGTTCTCGTCGGAGGCACCCCTTGCCAGTCCTTCAGCGTCGCAGGACTCCGAAAGGGCATGGACGATCCGCGTGGCAACCTGGCGCTTACCTATCTGGCGATTGCTGATCGATACAAGCCCACCTTCCTCTGCTGGGAAAACGTTCCCGGTGTCCTGTCATCGAACGGAGGACGGGACTTTGGTGCCATCCTCGGGGGCATGGTCGAACTCGGGTATGGCGTCGCCTACAGAGTGCTCGACGCACAGTTCTTTGGAGTTCCTCAGAGACGCCGTCGCGTCTTCGTTGTCGGACATCTTGGAGACTGGCGACGTGCCGCGGCGGTTCTTTTTGAGCAGCACAGCCTGCAAGGGCATCCTCCGCCGAGCCGCAAAGCGCGGCAAACTGCTCCCACCATCCCTTCACGCCGCACTGCGGGCGGCGGCCTCAGGACCGACTTCGATTGCGACGGCGGCCTGATCCCTGAGCCCACGATCATGTCCTCCGGCCAGGCGAACGCGGAGATCCTCGAGGACGGCACGGGGCGCGGCACGCCGCTGATTCCCGTCGCCTTCTCGTCGAAGGACCACGGCGCCGACGCGGGCGACATCGCGCCCACCCTCCGCTCGATGGGCCACGACGGCAGCCATGCGAACGGCGGCGGACAGGTGGCCATCGCCTTCCAAGCCAATACGAACGGCGACGACGGCATGGAGGTTGACGGCATTTCGGTGACGCTGAAGAGCGAAAGAATGCCTGCGGTAGCCTTCGATCTTCGCGGTCGGGAAGGCGGCGCACAATTCAAGGGGCCGCACGACACGGCGAACATTCGCGCGGCATCTGGTGGCTCGTCACGGTCCTATGTGGCTGCGATGCAGGTCCGCAGGCTGACGCCAATGGAGTGTGAGCGCCTCCAGGGATTCAGTGATGGGTACACTTTGGTCCCGTGGCGCCGCGGCATGTCGCCCGACGGACCTCGCTATAAAGCCCTTGGAAACAGCATGGCCGTACCCTGCATGCGCTGGCTGGGCGAACGCATCCAGATGGTTTCTGACCTGGAGGTAACGCCATGACCCGCCAAGGTGCTGAGATGAGGCAGCAACTCGACCTTCTGACCTATCCCACATCCCCCGGCTTCAAGGCTGCCGGAACCTCGCAAGAGGCGGCAGAGGCGATGAAGCCGACTGCGGCGACGCTTAGGACGATTTGCCTAACGATGATTCGCCGCTACTTCAACCTGACGGCGGACGAGTGCGCCGGTTTGATGAATGCGTCCATCCTCGCCGTGCGCCCGCGCATCACCGAGCTAAAGGAAATGGGCCTCATCGAGAAAACCGGCGAGCGCCGCAAGAACGCATCCGGCATGTCGGCGACTGTCTGGCGGGTGAAGGCGTGAAGCGGCCCGAGCAGCTCCTGCACAAGGCGGTGGCGCACTTCCTGCGGCTGTCGCTCAAGCCTCCGGTGGTGTGGTCGACGTTCCCGGCCGGCGGTGGCGGCAAGGTGCGCGGCGCCCAACTCAAGGCCATGGGCCTCCGCAAGGGCATGCCGGATCTGCTGGTGATCGCGCCGGGGCCGGTCCTTGTCGGCATCGAGCTGAAGTCGAAGGCCGGCAAGCAGACGCCCGAGCAGTTCCAGGTGGCGACTGACTTCAAAGACTGCGGCGCGTGGCTCGTCCTCTGTCGATCGGTCGAAGAGGTCGAGAAGGCCCTGCGCTTTTGCAAGATCCCGATGACCGCGAGGGTGACATGAGCCAGCGAGACAAAATAGCCGAGACCTTGGAGCGTTATGCGTGCATCGACTCGCCAAGCAGTCGCCGGCTTCTGCAAACTGCCAAAAAGTACGGCCTCACTCTTTGGGAATGGGAGAACCTTGGCCACGCACAGGAATGGAAGTGTGCGGGTTGCGGCGAGCAGTTTCCTGATGACGATAACTTCAAAATCAAAACCGACCACTGCCACGCCACTGGAGTGGTGCGCGGCCTTCTGTGCCATCCCTGCAACGTGACCTTGGGCTGGGTAAAGGACGATAGCCGCCGGCTGCGCCGCCTCGCGGGCTATCTGGATGCTTCTCAAACCAAGAAGGCCAGCAACACATGAGCCGCCACGATACATGGATGCCGCTCTACGTTGGCGACTATCTGGCCGACACGCTGCACCTGACCACGCGGCAGCACGGGGCTTATCTGCTGTTGCTCATGCACGCCTGGCGCAACGAGGGCTTCATTCCACACAACCCGGAAGAACTAGCCGCAGTCTCCAGAATGTCAGGCAAGGAATGGGCAAAGGACGGGGCTTGTATTCTGAGGTTCTTTGACGAAGACCCGAGCGGTGAAGGGGGATATTTCTGCCATCAGAGGGTGATGAAGGAGCTTGCCGTTGCCGAGGCGATGACACAGCAGCGCAGCAAAGCGGGCAAGGCGAGCGCAGCAAAGCGGGAACGGGAACGCCAACGGGATGGCAACGAGATTCCAACGGGCGATGGATTGCCGTTGCCGCCCCGTACCAAACCCTTACCTTCACCTTCACCTTCACCTGATTCAGAAGCTAAAGCTTCTGGCGCTGACGCGCCGCCTGTGGATATGACGAAGCTAGCCTTCGACGCTGGCGTTCGCGTTATGACCGCGTCGGGGATGACCGAGAGCAATGCGCGATCCTTGGTCGGGAAATGGCGGAAAGCCCACGGCGATGAGGCCGTGTTCAAGGTTCTGGGTGACTGCCAGCGTCAGAGCATCACAGAGCCCGCGTCGTGGATAGAAGCGGCTCTCAAAGCCGGTGCCAAGCCGACGCGCAAGCCTTGGGAGAAAGCCCCGATTGACGGGCTGCCGCCGTCCGAGGACTGGCCCGCTCGCATGCGAGGCTACAGGCCCGGCGTGATTTGGTGGAAGACGAACGATTGGGGGCCGGAACCGGGGCAGCCTGGCTGCCGCGTACCGCCGTCAGTCCTCGCAGAGTGGCAGCAGCAGGTGGCGGCATGAGCGAGATCATTCCGTTTCCCGAGATGCCGGGCTGGAAGCTGCTGGTCGAGGGCGACACCGGGGTCCGCGTCTACGTCCGCGCCAACGCGGAGCCGATCATCTCAGTGGTCAGCGCGAACCTGTGCAGCATGCTTGGTCCCGAGGGCCACGAGTTGCTGACGCAGTACGGCGCGAAGGTTGTGACAGACGAGCCAGACTACAGCTTCTGGCTGGGCCGCGACGGGTGAGCGACGCGATCATCCGCCAGATCGGCGCCGACTGGACGGCCCAGCAGGGCGCCAAGATCCTCGAGCATCGCGGCGAGCGCGTGTTCATCGCGGCGAAGTGGGCGGTTGTCGACCAGGCGCGTGCGACGCTGCGGCCGGTGATCCTGACGGCCGAGCAGATCGCCGGCATCATGGCGAGGCTCAATGATTGAATGGCTGGGCGCACAGCAGGACGACGCGCTCGATGGCGTGCTTGTACGCATGGTCGAGAACCACGCCGGCCTGCCGTGTCCTGCCATCAAGGAAATCCAGCTCTGGACCGGGATGAGCCGGCGGCGCGTCTGGCGATACCTCTACGACATGGCAGCCCGCGGCCTGATCGAGATCGAGACGATCGAGGCCCGGACCAGTGGACGAGACCCCAAGCGGCGCCGGATGCGCGTGCCTGGCGGGGAATGGACGGCGTGGACCAACCGGAGCCACGGCTGATGAGCGAGAAGATCGAGTTTCCCCGCTTCCTGGCCCTGCCGATCCGCCGCCGTCGCGAGGTCTGCCGGCTGGTGATGCTGATCTCCCAGCGGTCACTGGCCTCCGTCGAGGCGATGTGTCCAGACGATGACCTGTGTAGCGTCCGCGGCATGACCCGCGTATTCCTCCGCATGATCGAGCGCGGCGAGGCGTGTATATCGGTGGAGCGGGGCGGCAGCGTCTACCTGCGCCAGCCGGGGAGGACGATGCATTGAGTGGCCCCTATTTAGAAAAACCGCGCGAGGGGCCACCCGAGGAGCCGACCGCATGGCCCGACCGCAAAGCCTACGACGCATGGTGGTCGCGCAACGTGATCGCGCTCAACAGGACAGCGGTGAACGATCCAAGGGAGTACGCCAGGCTGCTCGACAAGATCGGCGGGCTGATCGAGGCGCTCAACAATCGGGTGGCAACATGAGGCCGATCGGCTGGTACTGGGTCAAGCGGGTGTTCGATGAGCCTTGGCAGCCCGCGCATTGGGCGCCGTGCAAGTCCTACCCCGCCGATGGCTACCGCTGGAGGCTGGGAACCTACATCGAGATTCACCGTGGCAAGCTGTGGCGCGTAGGGCCGAGGATCAATGCACCGGCTTGACCCGCCCATCCCGGTCGCCATCACGGCTAATAGTCTGCCGGCCGGCGTGACAGCCACCGACCGACGCGGCTGGTGCTACGCATGGGACCGATGCGGCATCGACGGCCATCGCATCTGGGTTGTGGTGCTGGATGAGACAGGCGAAGTGGTCGACGTACCCCAGCCCGAGATCGTGGTCGATCCGAATTGGAGCTACGGTCGCCGTCTCAAGTAGACGCCACCTGCACTCGATTTGAACGACCGGCCTCATAATCGCGGGGAACTCAATCCCCGTGAGGACGTGTGGCGACCCTCAACCCTAAGCAAGCGCGATTCGTCGCGGAATATCTGATCGACAGCAACGCCACGCAGGCGGCGATCAGGGCTGGGTATAGCGCCAAGACCGCACAGCCAATCGGTTCGCGGCTGTTATCCAATGTTATGGTGGCCGCTGCCATCAAGGCGAAGCAGGGAACGATCCTTGACCGGCTTGGCATTTCGGCCGAGTCCGTCCTCGCTGAAGTGAAGGCGCTGGGCAAGGAAGCCCGCGAGATCGGCCAGCTTCCCGTGGCACTGCGCGCCCAGGAACTGCTGGGCAAGGCCTGCCGGCGCACCGAGGACGGCAACCCGTTCGCCGAGGCCATCGAAGTCAACACCACCGTGAAATCAGAGGACGAGCAGCCGGTGACGCTGCTGCAGCTCTCTCGCGAACTCGTCTTTGCCGTCCACCTCGGTCTGATCGAGGCGGCGAAGACCCCGACGTTGGAACCCTCCAACACTCCGCTCAAGCACTGACATCAAGCAATGGCGCAAGCCATATAATCAGGAGACTAAGACCATGCGTATCCTTTCCTCGGTCGACGGCCGCAAGCTCGGCACAGGCCCCAACTACCCCAGCACCAGCCTCTCGCCGACCATCTCGACCGGCGGCGTCATCGTCGGCGACCACGGCTCGCAGTTCGCGATGCCCGGCCCGAATCATGTCGTCCTGTTCGATGACTTCGTCGGCCTCGATGGCGTCGCGCCTGCCGCTTCCGCCTGGAAGTTCTTGGAAGGCACCGACAGCGCGACCTCCGCTGAAGTCGTGTCGCCGGCCAATGGCGGCGTGCTGCTGATGACCACGGGCGATGCTGGCACAGGTGTAGCCGCTGACGCTTGCGCGGCTGTGAACGGCCTGCATTGGTTCGCCAGCAATGGCGGATTGACCTTCCAGACGCGCATCAAGCTGTCGGCGATCACGACCTGCACGGCGTTCGTCGGCTTCACCGACTTGGCTGCCACCCTCGAGCAGTCGATCCTGTTCGCGACCGGCACCACGTTCACGACCAACGCCAGCGATGCCTGCGGATTCCTGTTCGATACCGTGTCGACCGCCGACACCTGGTACCTGACGGGCGTCGCCGCTGACACCGACGCGACGATGCAGAACACCGGCCTCGCTCCGGTCGCCGACACCTACGAGACGTTCCGTATCGAACTCTCGACCACTGGCGCCGCCACGTTCTACCGGAACGGCGTTCAGGTTGGCACGACGATGGCTGGCGCTGTCACCGCCACCACGGCCCTGACGCCGATCGTCTACGTCTCGAAGCTGTCGGTGGCAGCCTCGATGACGGCGAGCGTGGACTACATCCACACGTCGATGCTGCGCGCTTAATGCTGAACACGGCGCACGAGGGACTGCAGATCGAAGCAGTGATGCGAGCCCTCGGCGCCGTGCCAGCGGAGGCGCGTGCGAAGCTGCGCGATACCGCCAAGGTCGCGATGGCAAAGGCAGGTCGATCGGCTCTGTGGGTACCCAATGCGGGGCCACAGACCGACGCCTACCTCTGCGAGGCGGACGAGCTGTTCTACGGCGGCCAGGCTGGCGGCGGTAAGTCCGCGCTGATGATCGGCCTGTCGCTGACATGCCACCAGCGCAGCCTGCTGCTGCGTCGCACGGCGAAGGAGGCCGAGGGCTGGGTCGATGACTATGTCGCGATCCTGGGCGACCGCGAGGGCTACAACGGCCAGCAGAACACCTGGCGCCGCGACGGTCGCATCATCGACCTCAGTGGCTGCCAACTCGAGGCGGACAAGCAGAAGTTCAAGGGCCGCCCGCACGACCTGATCGGCTTCGATGAGATCGCCGACTTCACCGAGACGCAATACACGTTCATCATTGGCTGGAACCGATCGACCACGCCCGGCCAGCGATGCCGCGTGATCGCAGCCGGCAACCCCCCGACCACGCCCGAGGGCCTGTGGGTGCTGAAGCGGTGGGCAGCCTGGCTCGACCCCAACCACCACAACCCTGCCGCTGCCGGCGAGCTTCGCTGGTACACCACTGGCGCCGAGGGCAAAGAGATCGAGGTCGACGGCCCCGGCCCGCATGACGTGGGCGGCGAGATGGTCGTGGCCCGCTCGCGCACGTTCATCCCGGCCAAGTTAAGCGACAACCCGGATCTCGCCGCTTCCGGCTACGCTGCCACCCTGGCGGCCCTGCCCGAGGAGCTTCGCGCTGCCTACCGTGACGGCCGCTTCGACGTGGCCCTGCGTGACGGCGCCTTCCAGGCCATCCCGACCTCGTGGATACGCGCCGCGCAGGAACGCTGGACGCCCCGGCCGCCTGATGGCGTGCCAATGTGCAGCATCGGTGTCGATGTGGCGCAGGGCGGCAACGACGAGACCGTGCTGGCCATCCGGCACGATGGCTGGTTCGCGCCGCTGATCGCGGTGGCTGGCAAGCTGACGCCTGATGGTGCATCCGTCGCCGGCCTCATCGTGAGCAAGCGTCGCGACAAGGCGACCGTGATAATCGACATGGGCGGCGGCTACGGTGGTGCGGCCTTCGAGTGGCTGCGCGATCAGGGCGACGACGTTCGTGGCTACAAGGGTGCCGAGGCTGGCCCCGGCCGCACGGTCGATCGGCAGCTCGCCTTCTTCAATCGCCGCACCCGTGCATACTGGCGTTTCCGCGAGGCTCTGGACCCGTCGCAGCCGCAGGGCTCCAGCATCGCGCTACCGCCTGACCCTGCCCTGGTGGCTGATTTAACCGCCGCCACGTTCAAGGTCGGCCCGCACGGCATCCAGGTCGAGGCCAAGGAACACGTCGTCAAGCGTCTGGGTCGATCGCCTGACCGCGGCGATGCCGTCGTCATGGCGTGGGAGGCCGGCATCAAAGGCCAGAACATCCCCGGCGGCTTTGCCCGCGGCTCTCGCCGGCAGCCTCCGCAGGTCGTGATGGGCCACGGTCGATCGGCCCCGGCCCCACAAATGAAGGTGAGCGAGCATGGCTGACAACGTGGCGGCTCTCATGCGTCATCTGCGGGCGACCGCGCGAGCGGGGCGTGCCTGCGACGCTGCGCGCGACATCGCCCTGTCGCTGGGCATCTCCGAGAAGGCGGTCAACACGGCGTTCGTCGCGGCCCGCAAGGCCAAGATGATCCACTGGTCGACGCACTACTGCGGGCCAGGGGTCGGTCAACGTCGCTGGGTGACGCTGGTTGCCGATCGCCTGCAGACGGCCAAGCCGGTCAAGTTCGGCCGCGCCTACCTTCGCGCACAGGGTGACACGAGCGACCTCCAGAAGGCCAAGACGGCGCTGCAGAAGCGCGGCCACTACGTCTGGGACGCAGCCATTGACGGCGGGCCTCTGGGCCTCGTCCGCGTCGACCAGCACCTGATGCTGCCGGCCGATGTCATCGCATTCGCAGGAGGCGTCTGATGGGTAGCATGTCTGGTGGCGGCGGAATGGCTCCAGCACCTGCTCCCGTGGCAGTCGCACCGGCTCCCGCGCCGATCGTTTGGCAGGGCGACGATCCGTTCGCGCCCAACTACAGGCCACCGACCGGCGCACAGCTATCGCCCGCTCAGAAGGCGGCTGAAGCGGCCAAGGCTGCTGCGGCTCGTCCCTTGGCGCCCGCTGAACCCATCGAATCTGAAGAGGACCGCCTGGTACGTCAGCGCCGATCGGCTCTGATCCTGGGTGGCGGCTTCGAGGGCTGGGGCGGCGGCGATCCAAGCCAGTATGCGCCGCAAGGCTATTAGGAGAGCGTAACATGGGTTCATTATTTGGCGGCGGCGGCGGTTCGTCCGCACCACCTCCCGCACCAATGCCTGTCATGCCCGAGCCTGCGAAGGTCGAGCCGCCCATCGTCATGCCGGTCAAAGACCCGGTGGCTGACACGCAGTACGCGATGAAGGAGCAGGTGCAGCGTCGCGCCGGCAAGACCTCGCGGTCCAACACCATCATTGGTGACAGCCTGGGCGACGGGTGATGGGCGCGCTCTACCAGATCAGCTACGTCACTGAGGCAGAAGCCCTAGTCGCCCGCGCCGCCGCAGTTAATTCTTACTTGGCTGGAGCAGGCGCATGAGTAACGAAGATTGCGTCAACCACGTCAAAATGTTGGGGGATAATTTATTCAGCAAACGCATGGGTTTATTGTCCTTATGGCAAGAGCTTGCTGAACAATTTTTTCCCGCTCGTGCCGACTTCACGCGCACGCTGTCGCTAGGCACCGACCGCAACGGTGCCTTGATGACCTCGGCTCCGGTGATTGCGCGCCGCAACCTCGCCAATGCTTTCAGCACCATGCTGCGCCCGACCGCCAAGCCGTGGTTCAACATCCGCAGCCGGCGCCCTGACCAGGAGGACACCGAGGCCAAGCAATACCTCGAGAAGCTGACGAGGCTGCAGAAGGACGCCATGTACGACAGCCGATCGGGCTTCGTGCGCGCCACCAAGACGGCCGACAACGACTTTGCGACGTTCGGCCAGGCGGTGCTTCAATGTGAACTGTACCGCCCCGGCGACGGTTCGCAGCCCCATCTCCTACATCGCTGCTGGCATCTGCGCGACTGCGCCTGGATGGAGAACGATGTCGGCATCATCGACACCATGTACCGCCAGTGGACGCCGACCGCGACGACGCTGTCGACGCTGTTCCGCGACAAGGTCCACTCCGAGACGACCAAGCTGCTCGAGAAGACGCCCTACGCCGAGGTCAAGTGCTGGCACGTCGTCATGCCGTCGAAGATGTACGCGACGTTCCCCGGCGCCAAGAAGTTCATGCAGCCGTTCGTCTCGATGATTATCGATGTCGACAACGTCCACATGATCGAATGTGTCGGGCAATGGTCGTTCGGCTACGTCGTGCCGCGGTGGGAGGTCGTCTCCGGTTCGCAGTACGCCAACAGCCCGGCAACCGACGCCGCCGTGGCCGATGCGCGGCTGCTGCAGCAGATCACCCACGTCATCCTCGAGGCGGGCGAGAAGGCGGTAAATCCGCCCATGGTGGCCGTTCAGGACGCCATCCGGGGCGATGTCCCGATCTATGCCGGCGGCATCACCTGGGTCGACGCTGACTACGACGAGCGCACAGGCGAGGCGCTGCGGCCGATGGCGAGCGATCACAAGGGCCTGACGTTCGGCCACGAGATGATCGCCGACCTTCGCATGCAGATCGGCGAGGGCTTCTTCCTCAACAAGCTGAACCTTCCGCCCCAGGGCGGGCCTGACATGACGGCCTATGAGGTCGGCCAGAGGGTCCAGGAGTACATCCGCAACGCGCTGCCGCTCTTCGAGCCGGTCGAGATGGAATACAACTCCAAGGTCTGCGAGGAGGATCTCGGCCTGATGATGCGGGCCGACCCGGTCATCGCTCAAGACGCGCCGCCGTCGATGCGCGGTCAGACCGTCGAGTTCCAGTTCGAGTCCCCACTCCGCGAGGCGATCGACAAGATGAAGGTCGGCCAGATGCTCGAGGCCAGCCAGGTCTTGACGCAGGCCATGCAGCTCGACCCCAGCGTCGCGATGCTGGTCGACATGACCAAGGGAACACGCGACGTGCTGACGGCGGTGATCCCGGCGGCATGGATGAGGACCGAGTCCGAGGTCGACAGCCTGAAGAAGAAGGCCGCCCAGCAGGCAGCCCAGCAGCAGATGATGCAGGGCCTGGAGCAGGCGGCGTCTGTCGCCAAGACGGCCTCGGAGGCTGCCGGCAACACTGCCGACATGATGGGCCTCACCCCGCAGGCTGCCGCATGAAGGACGAACTGACGCGCATTGCCGAGGCCCTGGAGCGCATCGCCAACGTGCTGACGCCGTCCGTACAGCCGCCGTACATCGAGCCAGACATCTGGTCCGATTGGGATCCGACCCCGGAGATCAAGGTCGCCTTGGAGCGGCCTCACCGGCTGGCTGTCGCCGGCTGGCTATCGCCGACCGCGCGCCGCGGGGACTGATGGCGCAGAAGCCTCTCGGCCACAACACACTGCCGCACCTCTCCTACCAGCACGATGTCGCCGACGTGGCGGCCGTGAAGGCATTGGCAGTGGGAGAGGCGACGCCCGACCAGCAGATCCGCGCCTTCAAGTGGATCATCGAGCGCGGCTGCATGACCTACGACGAGACCTTCGATCATACCAATGAGCGCAGCAGCGCCTTCATGCAGGGCCGGCGCTTCGTGGGTCTGAAGCTCGTGCTGTTCCTCAAGCTGTCCATAACCGCGCTCAAGACGCGGGTCTCACCGGGGGAGGGTTTGTCCGAAACAGGAGTCTAAACCCCCAATGGCACTCGAACCCACAGCGGCCCCGGTCGATCCGGCCACCCCGCCACCCGTTCCAGCTTCCGCTACGCCTGCCACGCCTGCCGCACCCGCGGCACCGATCGTTCCACCCGGCCCCTCCGCGACAATTCCCGACGAGGGGCCACCCCCGACTGCAAATACCCCGCCTGCCGGCGACCCTCCCGCAGACCCTCCCGCGTCGACCTGGCGCGACGAGATGGCCGGCGGCGACGACAAGCTGCGGAAGATGCTCGACCGCTATGCCTCGCCCAAGGCGCTGGCAGAGGCGCAGCTTGCCGCGCGCGACCGCTTCGCCAAGGGACAGGTGCGCCAGCCCCTCAAGGAAGGCGCCACGCCCGAGGAACTGACGCAGTGGCGTGCCGACAACAACATCCCGGAGACCTTCGACAAGTACGACGTGAGCCTGCCGCAGGGCATGGTGATCGGCGAGGCTGACAAGCCTCTGGTCGAAGGCTTCCTCAAGACGGCGCACGACAACAACCTCCAGCCCGAGGCCGTCAAGACGGCGCTCAGTTGGTACTACGCCGAGCAGGGCCGCAGGGCCGAGGCACAGTTCGCCCAGGACGCGACCGGCAAGCAGGAGGTCGTGGCTGCACTCACCCAGGAGTACGGCGGCGACTACAAGCGATACGTCACCGCGGCCGACGATTACTTCCGCGAGGCTGGTCCCGACCTGGGACCGTCGATCCTGCAGGCGCGCATGCCTGACGGGACGCTGGTCGGCGCCAATCCGCTGGCCGTGCGGTTCTTCATCAACAAGGCACTGGAGGTCAATCCGTTGGCGACTGTGACACCGGCCGGCGGGCAGACGCCGATGGCGACGATCGAGGCCGAGCTCGCAGGCCTCAAGGCCGAGATGGGCGATCACAACGGCCCGTACTGGAAGGGGCCGATGGCGAACATCAAGCAGGCCCGCGTCGATGAGATCAACCGGATGATGGCAGGCGCCACCGCCCGCAAGTAGACGCCACCTGACGGTGATTGCGAGGGGTCGCAGTAGAATACTCACAACTTGCTGCGGCCCCATTGCGATCCAGGTCGGCGCTCTAAGACGAGCCACCCCGACCAAGTAAGCGTGGCCACCCCGACAGAAGGGTCTTTCACCTTTCATCGGAGTACGTCACATGGCTGAATCAGCCTTTCAAACCAAATACCGGCAGGAGTTCATTGCCGGCTTCGAGGCTCGCCAGAGCCTGCTTCGCGGCGCCGTCACCACGGAAGCCAACGTCAACGGCTCGGCCGCCGTGTTCCTCGTTGCCGACTCGGGCTCCGCGAGCGCCACGACCCGTGGCCTCAACGGCTTGATCCCGGCACGCGCCGACAACCTGACGCAGTACACGGCGACGCTCGCCGAGTGGCACGATCTGGTTCGTCGCACGAGCTACAACCTCTATGCCTCGCAGAGCGACGGTCGCCGAATCATGCAGCAGACCACGATGGCCGTTCTCAATCGCAAGATCGACTACGACATCCAGGCCGCTCTCGAACTCGGCACGCAGGACACCGGCACGGCACAGACGGGCTCGCTCTCGCTCGTCATGTACGCGCTGACGATCCTGGGCAACAACGCTGTCCCGCTCGACGGCGACATCACTGGCCTGATCAGCCCGGCGTTCTACGCCTACCTGATGCAGACCAAGGAGTTCGCTTCGGCCGACTTCACCGCCAACAAGATGTTCGACAAGTCGAACCCGACCACGTTCAAGTGGGCCGGCGTCAACTTCATCGTGCATCCGACGATCACCGGCAAGGCGACCTCGGCCGAGAAGTGCATCTTGTTCCACAAGAGCGCGATCGGCCACGCCATGGACATGGCCAGCATCCAGACCGCCGCCGACTACATGTCGGAGCAGGACTACTCGTGGGCGCGTGCGAGCGCGTACATGGGCTCCAAGCTCCTGCAGAACACCGGCATCGTGATTATGAACCACGACGGCTCCGGCTTCGCTGCCCAGTAACCGATGAGCCTCGGCCTACGGGCCGGGGCTTCTTCTCTCTCTTCATCGAAAGGATTCTCTCATGGCTTACACTTCCGCCAACCTGAGCCTCGTCGCTCAGTCCATCGCCGGCCCGCGCTTCTGGCACCACACTTCGGCTGACGCCACGGCGACGGTCGATGGCGCCTCGTTCATCACCGATGGTGGCGACAAGGGCATGAAGGCCGCTGACATCGTGTACCACAAGGACAGCACGACCAACGCGACCGCACTCACGATGCACAAGGTCGTGACGGTCAGCGCGACGGCGCCCGGCGTGGTCGATCTCTCCGATGGCACGGTCGTCGGCTCCGCTACCAACACCGACTAATTGACCCTCTAACCCGGCGGGCATCCGCTCGCCGGGGTTCTGGGATGCCGCCGCCGCGTAGCGTTTCGCGGCGGCATCTTCACATCAGGAGACACCGTGAAGATCCTTTCCCACCAGTTGAAAATCGCAGACTACGGCCGCAACACCTGGATCGCGGGCGACCTCGATGAGAGCGTCACGCGCGCCGACTTCCTGAAGGCCGAGACCTACATCCACGTCGCCAAGCAGCTCTCCCGCGGTGACATCATCGCCGTGCTGGCTCCCGATGGTTCCTGGTACGCCGAGTTCATGGTCCGCGCGAACGGCATGACGGGCGTCCTGATCGGCGCGCTGGCAAGCTACGACTTCGCCGTCACCGACGTGAAGGAAGTCGCCCTCGAGACGCCGGAAGGCTTCGAGATCAAGTATGCCGGCCCGACCGCCAAGTGGCGCGTCACCCGTCTCAGCGACAAGTCGATCCTCAAGCAGGGCCTGTCGAGCAAGCTCGAGGCGCATGCCTGGCTGGCGTCGCCTGTGCTGCAGGCGGCCTAAGTGGGAACGACGCGGCTGAAATTGGTCAACGCCGCGCTCGGCATATGCGGGGAGAGGCTGCTTGCCTCCCTCACCGAGGACCGCGAGCCGCGTCGCATCGCTGACACGGTCTGGGACAACGGCCTGGTCGATGACGTGCTGGCGCAGGGACAGTGGACCTTCGCCACGCGCTCGATCGAACTGTCGTCGGACGCCAGCACCACAACGCAGTTCGGCTATTCCAAGGGCTTCGTGCAGCCCACCGACATGCTGCGGACGGTGGCCTTGTGTGAGGATGAGCGGTTCAACACGCCGCTCACCGCCTACCAGGTCGAGACCGGCTACTGGTATGCCGACATCGATCCCATCTGGGTCCGCTACATCTCCAACGATGCGGACTACGGCGCCAACCTGGCTCTGTGGCCGACCGACTTCTGCCGGTTCGCCGAACTCTACTTCGCCACCCTGATCCAGCCTCGCCTGACCGGCTCCAAGGCCGACCTGATGGCGATGAAGAAGGAGCTGCGGAAGTCCCGCCTTGAGGCCGCTTCGTGCGATGCGATGGAAAAGCCCACGCAATTCGCGCCGCAGGGCTCGTGGGTCTCTGCGCGACAGGGCCGCGCTGGCCGGTCGGACAGGGGCAGCCGCAGCCAGTTGATTGGCTAGTGAACGGGTGTCGCTATAGCTAAGGTTCTCCACCAGATCCTGGCTCTGAACCGCGGGCTTGTCTCGCGGCTTGCGCTTGCCAGGACCGATCTCAAGCGCATGGCGCTGTCGGCCGACACCTACCAGAACTTCATGCCTCGCGTGATGGGCTCGATGATGCTGCGGCCGGGCCTCGAGTACATCGGCTCGACCAAGTCCAACGCGGCGTCGTTCCACATACCGTTCGTTCACGCGACGAGCGACACGGCGATCATCGAACTGACCAACAGCGTGATGCGCGTGCGGATCGATGAGGTGGTGATCACCCGGCCGGCCGTCACCTCGAAGCTCAACGACTGGAACGGCGCGGCCTTCGTGGCAGGCACCAACGTCTCCAGCCTGTTCGTCAACCTGGCCGATGTCGACCTGTGGCAGGACAGCGATGCGTCGGGCGGCGTCTCGACCTTCGCGACAGGCGGTTACATGAGCCTGCTCGGCAATGGCGTCGCGGCGGCAATCCGAGATCGATCGGTCGCCGTGTCCGGTGCCAACATCAGCGTCGAGCATGCGCTGGCCATCGTCGTCAATCGCGGCAACGTCACCCTGCGGATCGGCTCGACACTGGGCGGGGACGAGTACCTGACCGACAGAACCCTGCGACCCGGCCAGCATTCCATTGCCATCACGCCGACGGGCGACTTTTTCATCCGCCTGTCCAATGCCGACGACATCACCGCCCTGGTCGACAGCGTGACGCTGGGCCAGTCGGCGGGCGACATGGAGCTCACAACCCCGTGGGCTGCCGCCAACCTCCAGTACGTCCGCTACGAGCAGTCTGGCGACGTGATCTTCGTGGCCTGCGACGGCATCGTCCAGAAGCGCATCGAGCGCCAGGGCGCGACCTCTCCGCGCTCGTGGTCGGTGGTCGACTACCATCCCGACGACGGCCCCTTCATGTCGCTGAACACAGGCCCCGTGCGGCTCAAGGGATCGGCGCTGACCGGCGACATCACGCTGACGGCAGAGACCGCCTTCTTCAAGTCGACCAACGTCGGCTCGCTGTTCCGGCTGACTTCCGCCGGCCAGCAGGTGACCAAGCGCATCCAGGCGCAGAACACCTTCTCCAACTACATCCGCGTGACCGGCATCTCGACGGGGCGCGTGTTCAACATCACCCTGACTGGGCCGACCTTCACCGCCACGACCACGGTGACGCTGCAGCGGTCGGTCGGCACGCCGGGCTCGTGGACCGATGTCACGACCTACACGGCCGTCAACAACGTCAACTACAACGACACGCTCGACAACCAGATCATCTACTACCGGATCGGCGTAAAGACCGGCGCCTACACGGCAGCCGACGACCTGACGGCGGCCCTGACGTTCTCTGCCGGCACGATCACTGGCGTCGTGCGGGCGACCGAATACCTGACCACAACGACGATGAGCGCGTCTGTGCTGACGGATCTCGGCCAGGCCGATGTCTACACACAGGACTGGTACGAGGGCGCGTGGTCGCCCCGCCGCGGCTACCCGTCGAGCGTCTGCCTGTTCGACGGTCGCCTGTTCTGGGCCGGCAAGGACAACATCTGGGGGTCGGCGTCCGACCTGTTCGACAGCTTCGATGACCTCGACACCGAGGCGGGCGATGCCAAGACGATCAAGAAGTCGCTGGGCTCAGGACCTGTCGACAGCGTCAACTGGCTCCAGCCGGTGCTGCATCTCCTGATCGGCACGCAGGGCGCATCGATCGTCGCCAAGGCGTCGTCCTTCGATGAGCCTCTGACGCAGACCAAGTTCGGCCTGAAGCCGGTGAGCAACAGCGGCACCTCGTCCATCATGGCGGCGCGCATCGACACCTCGTGCATCTTCGTCTCGCGGTCGACCAGCCGCGTCACCGAGCTGTCCTACGACGGTGGCTCCTACACCTACGTCCCCAACGATTTGACGGCAGTGATCCCTGAGATCGGCCTGCCGGGCGGCTTTGTGCGCGTCGCCGTCCAGCGTCATCCCGACACCCGCGTTCACTTCGTGCGCGCCGATGGCACGGTCTGCGTGCTGCTGTTCGACAAGATCGAGGGTGTCACCTGCTGGGTGACAGTCGTCACCGATGGCACGGTCGAGGATGTCGTCGTCCTGCCAGGCTCATCGACGGCGCCGGAAGAGGATCGCATCTACTACGTCGTCAACCGCACGATCGGCGGCGTGACCAAGCGGTACCTCGAGCGGTGGGCCTTCGAGGCCAAGGCGCAGGGTGCTGCCGACACGCGGCTGGGCGACTCCGGCGTCTATCGCAGCAGTGCTGCCTCGGTTACGGTAACCGGCCTGACGCACCTCGAGGGCGAGCAGGTCGTCGTGTGGGCCGATGGCGTGTGCCTGGCCGACGGCGAGAACCCCAAGCTGTTCACCGTCACGAGCGGCGCGATCACCCTCGATACCGCAGCGTCCGTCGTCTACGCCGGCCTGCCCTATACCGCCAAGTGGCGCTCGGCCAAGCTCGCCGTCGCGTCGCAAGCCGGCGCCCCGCTGACACAGCGTAAGAAGGTGGAAAGCCTCGGCGTCGTGCTGGCGGACACCCACCACAAGGGCCTCAAGTACGGCCCGACCTTCGACATCCTGGATGCCCTTCCTCAGATGGAAGCCGGCAAGCCTGTCGCCACCGACTACATCTGGACGGCCTACGACGCTCCGTCCTTCGAGTTCAATGGCGAGTGGACGACCGATGCCCGCATCTGCCTGCAGGCTGTGGCGCCGCGTCCCTGCACCGTTTTGGGCATCATTATGGGCGTGGAATCGCACGATAAACTATGACCGTGACCTTCACCGAGGCGACCTCCGAGATGGCGACTGCCTACTATGGCTGCCAGCCGCCGTATTCGTTCAAGGGCTACGTTGCCCTGCACGATGGCCGCCCGATCGGCATTGGCGGGGTGTTCTTCTCTGGCGACAGGCCGGTGGCCTTCAGCGACATGAAGGACGAGATGCGGCCCATGCTGAAGGCGAAGGCTCGCGCCGTGCGCGTGCTGGAGACGCTGATCCGCAGCTTCAAGGTGCCGGTCTACGCCGTCGCCGCCGAAAGCACGAGCGTCGGCCTGCTGACCAAGCTGGGCTTCACCGATACCCACGAGAAGGCCAGCGCGGGGCCTGTGATGATGCGGGAGCCGACATGAGGGTCCAACCCAGCACCGTGGCTGAAATCTCTGCTGCCGCCTCTTTTCCGGCGCTGCTGGCCGAGTATGCCGCCGAGTCCTCGATCGAAGGGATGCCGTCTCCCAACGCCAGGATGGAGACCTACCGCGAGCTTGAGGCGAAGGGGATGCTGCACGTCATCAGCGCGGTCAACGATGACGGCGAGCTGGTCGGCTTCATTTCTGTGCTGGCCGCGCCTCTGCCGCACTACGGCATGTCCGTCGCCGTGTCCGAGAGCTTCTTTGTCGCCAAGGCGCACCGCGGCAGCGGGGCTGGCATCAAGCTGCTGCGCGACGCCGAGGAGAGGGCGCGTGTCATCGGCTCGCCAGGTCTGCTGGTCAGCGCACCCTACGCCGGCAAGCTGTTCGAGCTGCTGCCCCGCCTTGGCTACGCCGAGACCAACCGCATCTTTTTCAAGAGGACGGTCGATGCTTGACATCGCTGTACGTCCCGTCATCCCCGCGATGGATACACGCTCTGTCGATGTCGTTCGTCGCCTGGAAGCCGCTTCGCTTGCCGAGATGCCGCAAGTCGAGATCCGCATCGATCATGTCCTGCATGCCGGCATGTACGCGCGCACGGCATTCCTGCCGGCGGGTGCGATGATTACCGGCGTCGAGATCAGGATCGAGACACTGCTGATCGTTCACGGCGATGCCATCGTCTGGATCGGTGCCGACGATGGTAGCCGGCGCCTGTCGGGCTTCAATGTCGTGGCCGCCGCAGCCGGTCGCAAGCAGGCGTTCATCGCCGAGACCGACACGCATCTCACGATGGTTTTTCCCACGTCGGCAAAGACGGTCGAGCAGGCCGAGGCCGAGTTTACTGCTGAAGCCCACATGCTTCAGTCGCGGAGGGTGTGATGTCGGGTGTATCGACAGCGACGATGCTGGCGGTCGGCTCTGCCGCCATGACGGTGGTCAGCGGCGTGATGTCGTTCGCAGGCTCGCAGAACCAGGCCGGCGCGCAGGAGCAGGCGGGCCGCGTGGCACAGCAGAACGCCATCCTGCGCCAGCAGCAATTGGAAGCGCAGGCGCGTCAGCAGGAGGGCGAGGCCGCCCAGAACCGTGCCGCCGCCAACGACAGCGCCGCGGCGGGGCAACGCCAGATGATCGAGGCCAAGCGCAAGGGCGCGATCATGGCGGGCCGGGCGCAGGCCGTGATGGGCGCGTCGGGTGCCGGCGTCGATCCGTCGATGACGGCGGGGCTTCTCGCCGAGGGCAACTATGCGGGTGATGTCGCCAACTTCGAGGGCCAGCAGCGCGAGCGTGGCTACAAGAACGCCGCCAACGTGAACGACTATCAGGCGGCCTACTCCCGCTACAGCGGAAAGGGTGCCGTATGGCAGGGCGCGCAGACGCAGGCGGCCTACAACACAGCCGCCGGCAATACACGGTCGGCGGCCACGGGTGCCTTGATCGGCTCTGTCGCCAAGGCAGGCATTGGCCTCGCGGCGCAGTACGGCGGGGATTGGGGTGGGGGTGATACAGGCGTAGCCCAAAGCGAAACAGCCGCCGCCTACGCAACCCGCGGTATGGCCCCGATCATCTACGACCCGCTCGTCTGATGTCCGTCGCCGCCTTCATCGCCGCTCGTGCGAAGCGCCCAGAACCGGCGCCGGAGAAGGCTGAGACCGAATCCGATGCCGCCGAGATCAAGGGCCTCGACAGCGTCATCAAGGCGATCGAGGGGCTGGGCGAGATCCTGAAGGATCAGGCCAAGGCCGACGCCGAGGACGACAAGGCAGAGCGCGAGGCGATGGCGAAGGTCATGCAGGAGGTCGGGCAGGAATTGACGCAGATCGTCCCGGCCATTGCCGCCGCTGTCGGTGCCGCCATCCAGGCGCGCGAGGCGCAGCAGGACGCGCAACTGAAGATGATCTGCGACGCGCTGTGCGCGATGAAAGACGACACCGCTGCGGCACAGGATAAAACCAATGCGCTGCTCGAGCGCATCGCCGACTCTATGAAGGATATGGCCTGATGGGCGTTGTCATTCCCGATGCTGCCGACTACGGCACCCCTGTCCCGCGCGCAGCGACGACCGTCCAGTCCTATGGTGTCGGCCAGCCTGTCCAGCAGGATGTCGCCGCATGGACCTACGCCGCGCAGTCCGCCAAGGCCGCCGCCGATAGCGACGCCAAGGCGATGGAAGGCGTGGGCGTCGAGATTGCCAAGTGGTCCGACCAGCTCCAGACCACGCAGGCGCAGGACAGCCTCAACCAGTTGCGCGCACGCCGGCAGGAACTGACGACCGGCGACAACGGCTTTATGAAGGTGCAGGGCGGCAACGTCGTCAATCCGGCGGGCGGGCAGGGTACTTCGATCTACGAGACGTTCCCGACCCAGTTCCAGGGCCACGCCGACGACATTGGCTTGAAGCTCTCTGGCAAGGCCGCGATGCTCTACAAGCAGGCGATGGCGGCCGAGATCACCGGCTTCAAGAGCGACGTTGCCCGGCACGGCCTTGCGGAGGGCGAGAAGTACCGCGGCGCCGTGTACAAGGACTTGCAGACCCAGCTCGACAACAAGATCGCCTCCTCGAGCGACCCGGCCGAGGTCGACAAGGGGATCGCCGACAAGATCGCGTCAGCTACGCAGTACGCAATCTCGATCGGCATGCCGGGCGCTGCGGCGGCAAAGGCTGCCGGTTCCGACGCTGCCATGCTGGTGATCCAGAAGGCGGTCAATACCGGCGACAGCGGCGCGGCGTCGGCTGCCCTCACGAAGTACGGCACCTACCTCGACGCCAAGGACCGCATCAGGGTCGACGGCCTGGTGAAGACGCTTGCAAATCAGGACTCTGCGGTCTCCGAGGCCGGCGCCATTCGCGCCAGTGTACTGGGCGGCGGCACAGGCGGTGATCTGGACAACAATATCGGCAACATCACGACCAGCCAGTTCCAGTATTCTGGCGGCAAGGGCGCTCCAAAGGGAGCCTTTGAGACATTCCAGACGCCGGAACATGGCGTCGCTGCCGCCTATCATACGGTTCAAGCAAAGGCGAAGCAGAACGGCGGCACGATTTCGTTCATCGAACTGATCGGTGGCAACGGCAAGGTGAAGGGCTGGGCGCCGGCCGCTAACGGTAGTTCTGATCCACTCCTCAAGGGCAACGACCCCAACTCCTATGCAGCGCGTCTTGCTGCGGCTGTCGGGCTGAAGCCAGGCGATGCCGTCCCCGTTGGGGATGATGCGAAGATGCAAGCCATTCTTCGCATGATGAACGTACACGAGAAGGGTAAACAAACAGTCAAGGACGATGCCTTCGGCCGCGGCATTCAGTTGGCTAAGGGTGACACGTCTGTTGTCGCCGCGCCCGCTGCCAAGCGTTCGTCAGACCCGCTCTTCGATGACGGGCCGGCTGTAGACCCGATGAGAGACCCGCTCGGCGGCAAAGACAATGTAGTGGCGGGCCAGGAGAACGGGGCTCTCTACAAAGACCCCGATGCCCTGCTGTACCAACTCAACCAGCAGTTTGCCGCCATGACGCGCGCGAACCAGGAGCGTTTCGCCACCAACATCGGAAAGCGCACCCTAGTCCAGACGGAACTGGAACTCTGGCACACGGCGCAGAAGAAGCAGATCGAACAGATGCGCCTCGCGCAAAAGGTGAACCTGAACCAGGTGATGACGACCGGCGGTCCTGACGGCAAGGGGCCGACCCACGAGAAGCAGATCCCGACCGAGCTGTGGGCGCAGCTCTCGTTCCGCGAGCGCGAGAGCGTGACCAATATCATCAAGCACAATGCCAAAGGCACCGAGGCCGTGACCGACCAGCAGCACTGGTATGAGATCCAGCGCGGCCTGACGAGCGCCGACCCCGTGGAGCGCCAGAAGTGGGCCGACTACGACCTGTGGCAGTCGAAGGACAAGCTCGACAACAAGGATCTGCAGGAACTGGCGAAGATGCAGGGCGTCGTCCGCAGGGGCGATCCCGACAAGCAGACGACGCATGTCCGCAACATCAATCAACTGGTCGATGATACGTTGCTAAAGCTGAGGATCGACAGCACGCCCAAGGCCGGGTCGAACGATGCCACGAAGGCATACGAGTTCCGGCGCTTCGTGCAGGATCAAATCACCGCGCTTGAAGCGACACAGCCCGGCAAGAAGGCAACCACCGAGCAGCAGCAGAATATCATCGACCGCGCGGCGCTCGACATCGTCATGAAGAAAGGCAGGCTCTGGGACGACACGAAGCCGCGCTACGCCCTTACCATCAAGGACATCCCCGCCGAGGACAAGACCAAGATCATCGACGCCCTGACGCGCAAGAACGCAGCAGAAGCCGCCGCCACAAAGACGCAACCCAAGGCAATCTCGGAGAGTGACATCATCGACGCATTCGCACGCAAGAACGCCCAGGCCCCGAAATGAGCGGCCCCGACGAGCTCCAGCCCGCCGCTCCCGTTGACGACGGTCTGGCGCAACTGACGGCCGACCGCAATGCAGCCGATGTTCCGCCGCCGCCCACGCCGCCTGCCAGTGCGCCTGGCCCCGCCGTCACGAACGAGTACGATGCTCTTCTGGCAGAGGCGCCCGCGAAGCCGGTCAACGAATACGACGCCGTCGTGGAGGATCTGTCCCGCGAGCGCAAACAGACTGTGCGCGGGAACCTCATTGGCGCGCAGGCGACCACGCCAGAAGCCGCCGCGAAGTCTCTCGACCTGTCGCGCAAGACCGGCCTGCCGGCTGACATGGTCGAGCGAAACTTGCCCAAAGTCGAGGCCGATCACAGGCTGAACGAATACGACGCCATCCTCAACGCTTCGCCCAAGACGCAGACATGGATCGCGGGCGACCCGACGAACGCCAAGGTGGCGGGCGATGAGGTCAAGAGGTTGGCCGAGATCGAAGCCATCCTGAAGCCAAGGAACATGTACGACCGCAACAGGCCGAGCAAGGCCTCGCGCTCGATCGACAGCGAGTCGGCGGATTGGGAGGCGACGGCGTTCGGTCGTGCGGGCGGTATCGTCTATGATAACAAGGCGCCCGCCGCCGCTCCGCTCTACCAGTCGCAGTGGATGTCTGGCGTCGAGAATATGGCGCAGGGCTTCAACAAGATGTCGAACCTCAATATCGCCCGCGATATTCGGACGTTCGACGCGATCGACCAGGGTAAGCCTGTCAATACGGCTGATGATCCCTATGGCTACAAGGACATGTCGAGTGACCAGCGCGCCCAGACGCGCACGCTCGCCGAGGTCCAGATCGTCAAGAACGTCGCGGCTCTCAAGCGGTCGACCGCCTTCGTCGCCGATCTGCCGCGCAACCAGAACGTCCAGCCGTTCTTCGATGCCCTCGATGATGTGCAGGCCAAGGATATGCTTTCCGTTCTGACGGATGCTCTCGGCAAGATGTCGGCGGGGATGAATGGCGCCCCGCAGGCTGGCACTGCTGGCCCTTCGCCATTGGCCGCGGCCGGCAAGATATTCGCGTCCGATTCGCTGGGTATCATGCAGCAGCTTGCGGTGGAAACGACGCCCAACATGCTCCCGATCATCGCGGGTTCGATCGTGGGTGGTCCTGTCGGCACTTTCCTGGCATCGCAAGCTGTCGATTTCCCGTCGCGAACCGACGACTGGATCAAGCAGGAACTGGCGAAGGAAAACAAGACCGGCGTCGAGTTCATTAATGTCAACGATCCCGAGGCCGTGCAGGCATATCTGCGCGCCAACCCCGCCTTCGCCGAGAAGGCGCAGAGGATGGGATATGCTGGATCATTCGGCCCGTCTGCTGTCGACGCCGTCTCGTTCGGAGCGACCCGCCCGTTCAAACGCGGCGCAGGTTTCGCCGCGAATACCGGACGAGTGGCCGGCAACATCGCGATGGATACCGGCCTTGAAATGGTTGGTGAGGCCGCCGGGCAGATCATCAGCGGACAGGACGAGATCAAACTCAGTGAGATTGTCGCCGAGGGATTGGGCGCGTTCCCGCATGGCGCCTCCAATACCGTTGTCGCAACGGCGCGGGAAGCATCCCGCGCCAGTACCGAGGCCAAGACCGAGGCCGCCGTCAAGGAGATCAAGGCGACCATCACGGCCGCCAACGAGTTCCTGACCGACCTGCGGACGCACGTCGCGGAGACGGAGACGCTGACGCTCGATGACCTTGTCGACAAGGTGCAGGGCAGCACCCTCCACAAGCTGTCGCCCGAGAAGATGAAGGACTTCCTCGAGTCGCTGTCTCCTGACGAGCAGAAGGCCGACGTGTTCATCTCGTCGGATGCGGTCAGCACGCTGTTCCAGGACATGTCGGTCCTGGAGCGCGATACGCTGGCCGAGAACCTCGGCATCACCGAGCAGCTCAATTCGCTGGGCCTCAACGCCAACACCGACATCGTGATCCCGCTGCCGGTCTACCTGACGGCGATCGGCGATGCTCACAAGGCGTGGCGCGACGACGTTCGCATGGACTTCATGGGGTTCTCCAACCGGGAGGCCATTGCGGAGGGCAAGGCCAAGGCCGAGGAGACCGCCGCTGCGGTGGCGCGCTTCGAGGAGCAGGTCGCTGCCGGCGTGCAGGATAGCCCGCAGGAGATCGTCTACCAGCAGGTGTTGGGGATGCTGAAGGCGAACGGCTTCACCAATGAGCAGGCTTCCCAGCAGGCTGCCTATGCTGCCTCGCGCTACCATGCTCGTGCGGTTCGCAGCCCGCAGATGTTCACCGACGCCCTGGATGCGTTCACGCAGTACCCGTTCACCATCCGCTCGCACCTGGGCGACGGCATCCGGGTGATCGGCCCTGACCAGCTCGACATCATGCTCGACAGCATCCGGTCGGGCAAAGATCCGGTGATCACGCCGGCCTTCGCCCACATCGAGGCGCGCAAAGCTGCGGCCGAGGCAGAGTTGTCGACGGTCCTCGGCGAGGCACCTGTCGTCAAGACGCCCAAGCAGATCGCGGACGAACGCAAGGCTGCCGCGCTGGGCGTGTTCCAGGCTCGCCGTCAGGAACTGGCAGACTGGCTCGAGAGCCGCGGCCTCGACCTCAAGACGGCGACCAACGCGCAGATCCGCGCCGAGATCGAGAAGGTCCAGAAGGGGACCAGCTACAACCAAGACGATGTTCTGGTTGTTAAGCAGCCCCTTTCCGACAGTTTGATCATGGTCGCCCAGCGTGGCGATCGGGCGACTGGTAATCGGCTTCTCCTGTCTACTGAAGAGAAGGCGGCCATTGCCGCGTCTGTCGGGCCGAGCGGTCTATCGGTTGCAGAAATCACCGCGACCGTTCGCAAGCACAAACTGGCCCATCCGCCGGCACAGAACTGGGAGCCTCTGGTCTTCATCAAGGCCCGCCTCGACAAAAAGGGCAAGCCTGAGTTCATGTACAAGTTGGTTCCCTATAGCTTCATCAGGGACAACGACGGCAAAGAGATTCAGCCATCGGAGAAGAAATACGCGGGCAGGGTCAAGGCGCTCGGCGACGCTATTGCGGAAGAGGTTCGTGGCATCTATCGCCGCGCCGCTGCTGGCGACAAGAACGCCCAGAACATCCTGGCCCAAGCCGGCTGGTACAAGGCAATGCGTGCCAGGCTGCGCCAAGAGTTCGGTGGCCTGGGTGACCTGTTTGCCGACGCTCTCGGAGCCACGTCGCCCAATACGCCCGTGCGCGGGAACTGGGAGAATGCGGTCGACAGCTTGCGCCGCGCGAGCCGTGGTGACTTTGATGCACTGATGCCGCAGTGGGTAGCCTGGTCTGAGAATATCGACCGGCTCGAGACCGACCTCCGCGCGTTCGTAAACGAGCAGCGCGCCAAGAAGCAGGCCTCGAAGAGCGAGCCCTGGATGGACAGCGATAAGCCGCAGACCTTGAAGTCCATCAAGGAGATGCAGGAATACATCGATAAGAGGAAGGCTCTGTCTGAGGCGCGTGAACTGCCGCCCGACCTCATGCCGACCAAGGAGAGTGGCGCACAGTACGGGTTCAACGGTCGCAACGTGGTGCGCGCCATGCTCGACCTGTGGCGCACAATCAAGGACGCTGATCCCGATATCGGACGTAGCGGCACTGCGCCCAAGGCGCTCAATTTCTCTGGCAACCTCATTGGGTTCCGGGGCAAGGCGACGATCGATGTCTGGGCCGCGCGCCTGCTGCAGCGTCTGGCCGGCAAGCGCCGCATACCCAGCATGGCAGAGATAGCCGTCTCCGGTGAGATGCTTGCTGATGCTTCGACAACGGGCCAGTTCGGCTTCGGGCAGGACACTTTCGCGCATGCCGTTGCCGTCATCAGATCCGACAGCGAGATGAGCCAGGACTCTGCTCTCGCAAAAATCAATGACGACGACCTACAGGCTGTTGTCTGGTTCATCGAGAAAGAGGTCTGGACGGTCAACAACTGGACAAGCGTCTCAGGGGAGGGAGGCTCGTTCGAGTTGGAAGCCAACCTCACCGGCACGGCCAAGCAGGCCCGTGTTCGCGAGCTGCGTAAGATCATCGACAGCTCCCCGTCCGCGGCCGATGTGAAGGCGGTGGCCGGCGCCGACGCAGTCTCGGCAAAGGTCGAGGCGTGGGATGCTGAACACAAAGCGGAACTCGATGAACTGGGAGAGATCAACCAGCGCCTCGCGTCGGATACCCTGTCGAAGAAGGAAGCATCCGGTCTAAAGAAGCGCGCGGCAGAACTGCAGAAGGCCACTAAGCTGCCGAAAGAAATCGCGCAGGAGATGCGCGACGTTGCCAACGGCCAGCGACGGATTGACGAGCGCGCTGCCCAGAAGGTGTTGGCGCGGGCGGAACTGGCAACCCTTGAGCGTCCCGTCGATCGCTACGTCGGCGGTCTGTCCACGCAGATGTCGATCGACAACCAGGGGGTGGACTACGTCCCGACCGACGCCGACATGGCCCGCTTGGGTGATGCCATCCGGCTGGCGATCTACGAGAACGATGCCACTGCAAACGTGCTGGCCTCCAAGGCCCTGCCGACCGAGGGCCGCTACGGCAGCGTGGAGCGTTCGCTCGACCTCGAGATTGTGGCTCGCGAGGGCTACGATCCCAGCACGGTCTGGGCCGAGATGCTGCGCCAGGCGCAGGAAGCGCGGCAGGACTCGACCTTCCTCTCCCGCGTTCTGCGGGATGGCGAGGAGATCGATTACACCAAGCACCGGCCCGGCATTGAAATATACTTCCGCGATGCCGCCGCCGCCCAGCAGCTTGAGAAGATGTTGGCCGACCTGGCGAAGGAGGGGGTGTCCTTCCTGACGGTCTCTGTCGACGGGCGCCGGATGCCCGGTTATGTGGCCGGTGCCATGCCGGCAGCGGTCGGCGTGCGCCTGCAGTACGTCCCAGAGTTCGAGCAAAGGTACGGAATAGACGACCTTTCGGGCTTGGATGACGCGGCCATTGCGGATAAGATGAAGGCCAAAGGCGACGAACTGGACGACGTTGCGATGCGCGTCGCCACCAATGTTTCAGGCGTCTCGTTTGCTGGCGTTTTCTGGCATGAGACACAGGTGGCATTCAGCCATCAGTATCAGGAGAAGATCGATGGTCTCGCAACTGGAAGAACTGAAGCGGAAGCTGGCGCGACTGGACCCGGAGGGTGGGTCGGACAATCCGTTCGTGCAGGGCTTGCGGATGCAGATCGCCAGTCGCGAGAAGCCGCGAGCGGAGAACCCGGTGGGCAACGAGAGCCGGTGGTCGGCGGGGATGAGGGCAGCACCGGACGCGCCGGAAAAGGCGTAACTCTCAACCAGTCCGTCTACCACGGCGGCCCGCGCATCTTCGACCGCTTCAGCCTCGACTATATTGGAACGGGAGAGGGCGCGCAGGCTTTCGGTTGGGGATTATACTTCGCGTCGAAGAAGGCTCTCGCGGCGCACTATCGCGACAAGCTATCTCCCGCTGGCCCCGGTGCCGTCGAGTATCAGGGCAAGATGGTCCTCACCTCGGACGGCAAGCCTCTTCGCGCGCGGCCCGAGTGGCTGAAGGATTGGGGCAACGATCTGCAGGCGCTGATCGAGGTTGCAGTCGACGGCAACATGACATTGCCGGAGGCCATTGCCGAGGTCCGCGCCGCCGCTAAGCAGGTCGGGTTTATCCGTCGCTTTCTGGGCTACGGCTTTAACGAGCGGTTCCTGCAGGCGATCCTCGACAAGGGCTACACCATTGGCGACTCGCAGAAGGGCCGCCTCTACACCGTCGAGATCCCCGACGATGGCGCGTACCTGCTGTGGGACAAGCCGCTCAGTGAGCAGAGCAAGGTTCTTCGCGACGCACTGCCCGCACTGATCCAGAAATACGGCGGTGACCTCTCCAAGATCATTGGCGCCAACGGCCAACTGCGCGACAGCGTGACGGGCGAGTCCGTCTACCGCGCACTGTCGGCGGCTATGGCGAACAAGCCAATCGATGAAAGCGGCATGGCGGGCTGGACGCGGGTCCAGAATACCGTCAACGACCGAATGGCGAACGACAAAGCCGCCTCCCTCGCCCTGCTTGCCGCAGGCATCCCCGGCATCAAGTACCTCGACGGCTCGTCGCGGCGGAAGGGCGATGGCGATCACAACTATGTGCTGTTCGATGACAGCCTCGCCAAGATCACGCAGTACGAGCAAGACAAACGCGGCTCGATCACGTTCGGCGATACGTCCGCCACGGTCGACCTCTACCAGGCCCGCAACCCGTCCACGCTGCTGCATGAGATGTGGCACAAGTGGTTCGGCGAGTTCGAGTTCGATGTCGCCCACCTCGGCGCCAGCGAGCAGATGCGGGCGGACTTCAAGGTGCTGCTCGACTTCGTCGGCTCGACGGACGGTCGCATTGGACTGAGCGCCTACGAGGGCGGGCGGGTGAATACACTGCGCGCCAAGATCGACGCCACGGGCGAGAAGAGCCTCGACGGCGCGGAAGCCGAGGAGTGGGCCGCGCTGAAGGTCCGCATCGAGCAGAACGAGAAGCTGGCCCGTGCCGGCGAGGTCTACCTCATGGAGGGCAAGGCCCCGTCCGACGCCCTCCGCAAGGTGTTCCGCGCCTTCAAGTCGTGGCTGCTGGGCGTCTACCGCAATATGCGGAATCTGCAGGCGCCGATCTCTCCCGAGGTCCGCGCGGTGTTGGACCGCATGCTGGCGACCGACGAGGAGATAGCCTCGCTGAACGATCGGCAGGGGCTGAACCCCGTGCTGGAGTACGCCAAGGAACTGATGAGCAAAACTGAGTTCGCCGCCTACACGAAGAAGACCGCGGACGTACTCGAGGACCAGCAGGACGCACTGTTCGCCAAGGTATCGGGCGACCTCCGCAAGCAGGCCAAGGGCGAATACGTCAAGGAACGCGCCAAGATCCGGGGCGAGGTCACCGACGAGATGATGGCGGAACCCGGCCAGCAGGCGCTGCACTTCCTAAAGAAGGGCGTCATGTCTGCCGGCGAGACGCCTGAGATACTGAAGGGCCGCAAGTTGTCCCGCGCCGGCCTGATAGAACTGATCGGGCAGGAGGGGCTGAACACGCTCCCGGCGGGCATCTATGCGGAAGAGGGGCTTTCCCCCGACGAGATGGCGCCGCTGTTCGGGCTGGGCAACGGCATGGAGTTGGCCGAGCGCCTGATGCAGATCGCCGCCGAGGACAAGGCGTGGAAGGACAAGGGCGGGCGCGGCACCGCCGTCCAGTCGCGGATCGCAGAGGAGACCCAGAGGCGGCTCACAGAGGCCCTGGGAGACCCGCTGAACGACGGCAGCATCGAAGCCGAGGCTTGGGCCATCGTCCACTCGGACAAGCGCCTGGACCTCATGGCAGTCGATCTGCGGATGCTTGCGCGCAAGGCCGGGCAGACCGGCGCGGTGAGCATCGTGGACATCCAGAACTGGGCGGCCGAGCAGATCGGCGGCATGTCGTCGTATCAGGCGACACAGGTCGCGCGCTACCAGCGCGCCGAGCGGATGGCGGGCCAGCAGGTCCAGAAGGCCCTCGTGAAGGGCGACTGGGTGGCTGCGTTCAAGGCCAAGCAGGACCAGGTCTACAACTTCGCGCTCTACAAGGAGGCGATGAAGGCGTCCGACGATGCTGGCAAGATCACGGCCTACCTCGACAAGCTGGCCGGCGCCCGCAACATCAAGGCCCTCGACCAGAACTATCTCGACTCCATCCACGGTCTCCTCGAGGAGTACGACTTCAAGAAGCGCAGCGGCACTCTGCTGACCGATCGCACCCGCTTCAACGCCTTGGTCGCGGAGCAGGCGTTGATGGGCGTCGAGGTGCAAGAGCCGCCTTACCTGAAGGGGGCCGAGCGCAAGCACTTCTCGCAGATGACGATGGATGAATTGCGCGCCGTCTACGAGGCAATCAAGCAGCTCGATCGCCTTGGCCGAGACATCAAGAAGGTGATGCTCGACGGCAAGAAGGTCGCGCGCGATGCTGTGCTGACCGAGATGGAGGCGACTGCTGCTGCCGGCGTGCAGCGCGGCTCCAGTCTCAGCAATCTCGGCAAGACCGAGATCCAGAAGAGCGTCGGCAAGGCCAAGCATATCTTGCGTCTGGGCAACGCCAGCCTGCTCAAGATCGAGCGGCTGCTGGAGTTCGCGGACGGCGATGTGACCGGCAACGGTATCTTTTCGCGCGCGATCTACCGGCCCATCGCCAACGCTGCCCACGCCACCAACGATGAGCGCGTCGATAACAGCAAGCAGTACAAGGTGATCTACGAGAAGGTGCCGCTCGAGCAGCGCAATGCCTGGTCGACAATCCACACGCTTCCCGAGCTTGGCGGCAGGAAGCTCTCAAAAGAGAACATCATCTCGATAGCTCTCAACATGGGCAACGAATCGAACCTCGAGAAGCTGATCAAGGGCTATGGCTGGAGCTACGAGGGTGTTCGCGCGGTCGTGAACAAGTACCTCACGAAGGAAGAGTGGAGGTTCGTTCAGGACAAGTGGGACTTGATGCAGTCTCGCTGGCCTGCCTACGCCGCGATGATCCGCGACATCGAGGGCGTCGAACCTCCCAAGATCGAGGCCGTCCCTCTCGAGACACCGTTCGGAACGCTGCCCGGCGGCTACATGCCGGTCCAGTATGACCGCAACGAGAGCCTGGAAGCACAAAAGATCGGCGAGGCGCAGGACAGTGCGTTGCTGCAGGGCATGGCAATATCGCCCCGCGCCAATGTACCGTCCACGAAATCTGGATCGTCCATCGAGCGCACCGGCTTCACTGGTCCCATCCTGCTGGAACTGAGTGTCATCGGTAAGCATCTGGACGAGGTCGCCCACGACACCCACCACCGTCGTGCCGTGGCGGACGTTTTCAAGATCATCTCAAACGACCGCTTCCGCAAGGCCATCCAGTCGCGGCTCGGCGTCGAGTACGAGGCAACCTTCATGCCGTGGTTGATCCGCGTGGCTAACGAGGCGCGCGTAGCCAACGTCGAGCTGGCCGGGCCTGACTACATGATGCGGGCGCTGCGGGTGAACGTGACGCAGATGGCGATGGGCCTGCGCGTCTCGACCATGGTGCAGCAGGTCGCGGGCTTTGCCGCATCGGCTGCGAATCTGGGCGCCAAGGATCTGGGCTCCGGCTTCTGGGAATACATCCAGAACCCCAAGGCCGCCGCTCGCGAGGTCTACGCGAAGTCGGGCGAGATGCGCCACCGCGCCAACAACCTCGAGCGCGACATCAAGGCCAACCTCGACAAGTTCCGCGGGAGTACCAAGAGGATCTCCCGCGCGCGGGACGACATCGGACGGTTTGCCTTCCGCGGCATCGCGCTGATGGACCTCGCGGTGTCGATCCCGACGTGGCTGGGCGCCTACAAGCAGGGCCTGACCAAGGGCATGCTCGAGGCTGATGCCATTGCCTACGCCGACAAGATGGTGCGCGACACGCAGGGTGCCGGCGGCGTCAAGGATCTGTCGGCCTTCCAGGGTGGCGGCGGCGAGGGCTGGAAGCTCCTCGGCATGTTCTATTCGTTCCTCAACGTCTACTACAACGCGCAGGCCCGCATGCTCGAGGCCGCGCGCAAGCCCGGCAAGACCTTCTCCGAGCATGTCGACCTCTGGTGGATGGCGACCATGTGGATGGCCGTGTCGCCGCTGTTGGCCGCCGCCGTGTCGGGGCAGGGACCGGACGACGACGAAGACCCGCTCTACTGGGCCATGCGGACGGTGGGCTTCGGCGCCTTTGCCGGCATCCCGGTCGTGCGCGATGCAATGAGTACGATGTCCCGCGAGATGGGCGGCAAGCCAACGGCCGGCTTCCAGATGTCTCCCGTGACCGGGCCGATCTCCGGGTCCACGCGCCTGGTGAAGGATTTGATCAACCTCGCGAGCGGCGAGGATGTCAGCAAGAACTTCACCAAGAACACCTTCAACGTGATTGGCGGCTTCACCGGCCTGCCAACAGGGCAGATCGGCGTGACCTCGCAGTTCCTGTGGGACACGCTCTACTCCGGGGCAGAAAACCCCGAGAACATTCTGGAATGGCTCCGCGGCCTCACGTTCGGGCCCAAGAAGTAGACGCCACGTCGCCGTCGATCGGTGATCGGCGGCTATAATCGCTTTCTGTAGGAGTACGCAATGACATTAGACCGGCGCCTGGGCGTCTCTGGCGGCACCGCCTTGAAGGCACCGTGCCTAGTGGCGACGACGGCCAACATCACGCTGTCCGGTCTGCAGACGATCGACGGCGTGACCGTCGTTGCCGATGATCGTGTGCTGGTGAAGAACCAGACGACCGGCAGCGAGAACGGCATTTATCTGGCGAACACCTCGACGTGGACGCGGGCGGTCGACTTCAACGGCACGCGCGACGCGGTACAAGGAACGCTGGTCCTGGTGATCTCAGGAACAGTCGGCGGAAATGCCCTGTTCCAACTGACGACGGCGACGCCGGTCATCGGCACCTCTAGCCTAACCTTCACGCCGTCGAGCGCGGGCGCGCTGTCGCTCGCTTCGACCTTCATGCTGACGGTGCTGGATGACACTACGGCGGCAGCGGCGCGGACCACGCTCGATGTGCCGAGCAATGCCGAGGCCATTCTGGATACAATCGTTGATGCCGCGGGCGATCTGATCGTCGGCACGGCGGCCGATACTGTAGCCCGCCTTGCCAAGGGGACTGCCCTGCAGGTCTTGCGCGTCAATTCCGGCGCAACCGCGCTCGAATGGGCGGCGGCGCCGAACGCCACCGCGCCAACCTATCAGGTTCTCACCAGCGGGACGGCGGCTACATACACAACGCCAGCCGGCGTTCGCTATATCAGGGTCGTGTTCGTAGGCGGCGGCGGCGGTGGTGGCGGCGCTGGCGGCTCTACCGCACCGACTGGCGCAACGGGCGGCACGACATCGTTCAACTCGATCACGGCCATCGGCGGCTCTGGCGGTGTCGGATCAATCGGGACTACGGGTGCTGGTGGCATCGGCGGCACGGGTGGCGCTGGAACGGCTACTTGGCGCCTGCCGGGCGGCCCCGGCTCAACTGGTTCGGGAACGTTCGGCTACGTTCAGGGTGGCAATGGCGGCGTAGGCCCGTTTGGTGGGGCGTCTGGCACGGGCGTCAACGGGGGCGTCGGCGTTGCTGGACAGGCGAACACGGGAGCCGGTGGCTCGGGCACCGGCACCGCAGCCGCGACCAATGCTTCCGGTGGCGGCGGCGCTGGCGAGTACGTTGAATTGATCATCGGCAGTCCTGCGGCGACCTACACCTACACGGTGGGGGCTGGTGGCGCGGGCGGCATTGGGACAGGGGCGTCGCCGCTGACCGGAGGCGCGGGTGGCAGCGGCATCATCGTTGTCGAAGAACACTACAACTTCTAGGAACCGAACATGATTAAAGTGATTGTTCGTAACAATGTGGTCGAAAACATCGGTGTCCCGAGCCCGAACGACGGGCCGCCTCCTGATGGGACTACCGTGCATGATTTCGACGGCCCTTGCTCCGTTAGGTGGTTGTGGAACGACGGAAGTCCTGTTGATCCGAATCCCCCGCCGTCGTCGCCGCCTTTCCCCGATCAATCCAACACGGACAATCATCAGCGTGCGATCAAGGCCGCCATGCTGGTCATGGCACAGTGGAACGGAAAGACGCCTGCACAAGCAAAGGCAGCGTTCAAGGCGGCCTACGACAGCCTGCCCTGAAGTAGCGACCAGTAGGCCGTTCGACCGGGTGCGTCATCCAGTAGACGCCACCTAACAGGAAACCGACCGAGCCAAGGTATCCTCTTCTCAATCCCACGAAACCCTGGGGAGAGGACACATGGCAACCAAGAACGGCCTCGGCTTTCGCAGTATCACAGCGACCTTCACGCGACCCTCTGACACCAACGTCTATGCTTCCGGCGACCTCGTCGCCAACTCGACCACGGCGGCCAGCGTCGTGCCGATGGAGTGGGTCGTGCCGGGCAAGCCGGTGTTCCAGGTGCCGGCCATCCGGCTGCAGAAGAGCGGCGCGACGGTCACCAACGCCCAGTTCCGCGTCCACCTGTTCCTGACCACCATCCCGACCATCGCGACCACGGGCGACAACGGCGCGTTTGCCTCTGTGGTCACCGGCTTCGGGTCATGGTTCGGCGCATATGACGGCACCATGCTTGGCCTCGCCGATGGCGGCGTCTGCGACTGCGTACCGATCTCTGGCATTATCCGGCCCGATCTGATCGCCACGCCCGGCGACAAGATCTACGGCCTTGTCGAAGCTCGAGCGGCCTACACGCCGGCTAGTGCCGAGATCTTCATCGCGACGCTCATCCAAGAGTTTGAGAGGCCATAATGGCACGCTTTCTCGGCGTCACCTCGGGCAGTATCGCGCGCGCTCTGGGCTTCACGCCCGCTTCGTCCAGGGTGCCTACCTCGCAAACCTTCACTAGTGGCACGGCGGCGACCTATACAACCCCGGCCGGCGTAAGTTATCTCAAGGTTCGCTTTGTCGGCGGTGGTGGTGGCGCTGGCGGCGCTGGCGGCTCTACCGCACCGACTGGCGCAACGGGCAGCACGACATCGTTCAATTCCATCACGGCCATCGGCGGTTCCGGTGGCGTGGGTTCAGTGGGGGCGACTGGCGCGGGCGGCATCGGCGGCACGGGCGGCGCAGGCACGGCTACTTGGCGCCTGCCGGGCGGCCCCGGCTCAACTGGTTCGGGAACGGTCAGCTACGTTCAGGGCGGCAACGGCGGCGTTGGCCCATTTGGTGGGGCGTCGGGAACCGGCATCAACGGGGGCGTGGGCGTCGCTGGACAGGCGAACACTGGCGCGGGTGGTTCGGGAACCGGCACAGCAGCCGCGACCAACGCTTCCGGTGGCGGTGGTGCGGGAGAGTATGTCGAATTGATTATCGGCAGTCCTGCGGCGACCTACACCTACACGGTGGGGGCTGGTGGCGCGGGCGGCATCGGTACTGGCGCAGGCGCGCTTACGGGCGGCGCGGGCGGCAGCGGCTTCATCATCGTTGAAGAGTTTTAGGTGCTTGGGGTAATGGCACCCGCGAATACCAGGCTCGGCCAACCATGACGCCCGACGCCACATTGACCGCGCCTACCATCGCACAGTGGGGGGCGCCATGAACGACCGAATCTCCGCTCTTGTGGACGCGCTCTGGTTCCTGATCCCGTTTAGCTTCGTGGGCGCGTTTTTTGGGGATTCGTTCCGCCGCGATGTGCTGTCGCCGCGCCAGCGCGTGGCGGCGGGCCTGTTCGCCCTGTTCATCGGCCCGGTCTCCGGCCTGCTGGTGACGCGGGAATGGGGTTGGCACGACGTGACCGGATACGCCATCGCCGCCGTGGTGCCGACCCTCTCTTACGACCTGATCGTGCTGGTGGCGGCTCTGTTGAGCCAGATCCGTTCGGACCCGCTGGGTGGGCTTCGCAAGGTGTGGGACGCGGTTGCCGCGATCCTGCCGGGGCGGAAGCCGTGACCTGGGAAGTCCTGATCTGGGTTGCTGTTGTGGCCTTCCTTGCATGGCGGGCGCGTAGGCATTGGACGGGCGCGTCCAGATGAAGATCAGCCAACAGGGCATCGATCTCCTGATTGCTCGCGAGGGCAAGCGCAACAAGGCGTATCTCGACAGCGTCGGTGTATGGACTGTGGGTGTCGGCCACACTGGGCCGGAAGTCCATGAGGGTCTGGTCTGGACGGACGCGGAGATTGAAGCCGCATTGCGTGCGGACATTGCCCGCTTCGAGGATGCCATCAACGGCAGCGTGACGGTGGGGCTTGAGCCGTACCAGTTCGATGCGCTTGTCAGCTTCGCCTTCAATGTCGGCGTGGGCGCGTTCAAATCTTCAACGCTGCTAAAGAAAATCAACCTTCACCGCTTTGAAGAGGCCGCGCTTCAATTCGACCGCTGGAACATCCCGCCCGAGATCACCCGCCGCCGCAATGGCGAGCGCGAGCAGTTCGCCGGGCGGCACTTCGTGGCGCAGTACTGATGGGCTTCCTTCTCAAGATGCTGCCCTCGTGGGTGCCGCTTGCGCTGGGCGGTCTGCTGATCGCCAGCCTGATCGGCGGCTACTACGTCTGGCGCGGACAGCAGCGGGAGATCGGCCGGCAGGAGATCATCGCAGCCGATGCCAAGGCGGTGGCCGAGCAGGCCATCAAAGATCGAGATCTATCGCGTCAGTTGATTGCTTACATGCAGAACAACATAGCGCAGCGCGAAGCCTCGGCCGCACCTGTGCGAGAGGTCATCAAGTATGTCACCCCTTCGACTTGCGCTGGCGACGCCGCTCTTAATTCTGCTGCTGAATGGGTGAGGTCTGCGCTGCAACCACGGAGATGAAATGATGGCATCCGCGGCGTCCGAAAGCACACTCAAATACCTTGAATCGCGGAGCATCCCAGAACCCAATTCGGGGTGCATTCTGTGGCTTCAATTCGTTGACCGTTGGGGGTACGGAATTGGTACGCGCGACTGTGTTCGCTGGCCGGCGCACAGATTGGCGTGGATCGCTGAACGTGGGCCAATCCCCACGGGCCTAAAGGTTTGCCACAAGTGCGATGTGCCGAGTTGCATCAACGTCGATCATCTATTCCTCGGAACGGATGCCGAAAATGCCGCCGACAGGAACGCAAAGGGACGACAGTCACGCGGCGTAAAGCACGTTGCGACGTGGCTCACAGACAAGTGGCGGAAGGCTATCCCGCGTGGAGCAGCCCGGATTAACGCTAAACTTTCAGAGCCCGACGTGCTGGCGATCCGCTCGCGCACTTCCTCGCAACGAGCAATAGCCGTTGAGTTTGGTGTCTCCCAAAGGCTCATCGGCCAAATCAAAAGGTGCGAGCGTTGGACACACGTATAGGTTTTGCCGTCCTTGCGCTGGTCGCATTGACGGCCTGCGCCGCGCCCTCTCACCCCAAGCTGGTGGACCGGCAACCCGACCCTAGCCTTCTGGTGGCGCCGCTTCGTCCGTCTCTGCCGCCCGCCAAGCCTACCTACAACGATGCCCTGCTGGGCTGGATGGAGGCGGTGCAGCGGTATCTGGATCTGGAAGTGCGCTTCAACGCGCTCGCGGCCTTCGTGAAGGGCGGCAAGTAATGGCGCAGGCCCCGCTATCCGACGAGAAGTGCCAGGAGGCGGTTGACGCCATCGTGACCCATGGCAGCGTGGCGGCTGCGGCCCGCGCGTTGAACGTCAATCGATCAACATTCGAGGCCCGCGCAATCGAGGCAAAAAGGCGAGGCTTCAACTCGACACTGCCGCCGCGCCTGATGATGAAGGGGCAGTCCATCCTCCGCAACATGGCGGGGGAGGAGGTCGGGAGGTGGGACAAGACCAAGCTCGCCGGCCGCGACGCCGCCGATACATTTCAATTGCCCGATCCAAAAAAGGTCACGAAGGTTTCGACCTTCCTCGACCAACAAGGAAACGTCGCCGCTCAGTGGATCTCGGAAAAACCGGACGACGCCGAACGCGAACGTCTCTGGCAGCTCTACGCAGAGAAGATCGCGGGCGATGTGAAGCGCGCCGCGCCGGTCAAGGCGCCCAAGGGCAAGTCCCATTCCGACCTTCTGGCGGTGTATCCGGTAGGCGACCATCATACCGGCATGATGGCATGGCCCGATGAAACGGGCGACGCGGCCTACGATTTGAAGATTGCCGAACAGGTGATGCGTGATGCGTCCGTCCGCCTGATCGACACATGCCCGCCGTGCGACCAGGCGCTGATCCCGTTCCTCGGGGATTTTCTTCATTACGATTCCTACGCCGCGGTCACGCCGGCTCACCGGAACCTGCTCGACGCTGATGGCCGGTTTCCAAAGATGGTCGAGACCGGCGTGCGGATCGTGCGGCATGTCATCGCCGCTGCGCTCGAGCGGCATGGGCGCGTCAACGTGATCTTCGAGGGCGGCAACCACGACCCCGCCACGGCGGCCTTCATGCGTATCCTGCTGTCATGCCTGTACGAGAACGAGCCGCGCGTCACCGTCGATAAAACGCCCACGGGTGTCCACTATTTCGAGTGGAACCGCGTGCTGATCGGCACCCACCACGGCGACAAGATCAAGGGCGAGAAGCTGCCCAGCATCATGGCGCACGACCGGCCGGAAGCGTGGGGCCGCACGGCGCACAGGGTTTGGTTTACCGGCCACGTTCACCACGAAAGCCTCAAATCGTTTCCCGGCTGCAAGGTCGAGACGATGGAAGTGCTGGCGCCGCTGGACGCCTATGCGGCGGGCGCCGGCTATCGCGGCCATCGATCGATGAAGGCCATCGTCTACCACTGCGAATACGGCGAGGTAGAGCGGCACACTGTGCAGCCGAGCATGTTTGAGAGGGCCGCGTGATGGCGAAGAAGTTCGCCATGCCGACGCGGATGGTGATGGTCGAGTGGCTCGACGCCATGAGCGACGACGCCGGCTGGAAGAGCTGGAAGAAGGTTCACAAGCAGGAACCGCTGATCGTGCATTCGCTGGGCTATGTCGTGCGCGACGAGCCGGGCTTCCTGACGATTGTCGGGTCTGTTGTCGTATTCGACGGCACTCTTGATGGCGACGTGACCATACCACGCGCGATGATCCAGAAGATCCATGACTTGAAGGTCGAGCCGTGACCGTGTTCCGCCCCGTGTCCACCCGCGAGGATGAACGCTGGCTGCGCTGGCTCGACGCCGAGTGCTTCCCCGACGACCGGCCGCTGGTCCTAAGCGACGCCTTCTGGGCGTTGGCATGGGAGGGCGACGAGCCTGTGGCCTTCTGCGGCTGGTGCGCGCGGGGCGACTGGGGCTTCCACTATCGCGCAGGCGCCCATCCTGTGGCTCGTGGGAGAGGGTTACAGGCTTTGATGATCCGCTACCGCGAGGGCGAGATGGTGCGCCGGGCGGGGCTTAAAACCGCCGTGACCTACACTGAAGCCTACAGCGCCGCGTCGATGCGGTCGCTCATTGCCTGCGGATACCGGCCCTTCGAGGCTGATGAGAACACGGGTCTCGTTCTCAACCCGGCCTATTGGCGCACGATGGTCTACTGGCGGCGGCAGCTATGAGCGAAGTGGTCGTGTTTCCCGGCGAAACGACCCTGCCGCTGCCGGCCGAGCGCGTCCTCAACGGCGCCATCGAGGCGGGGCTGGGGATGGCCTTGGTGCTGGGCCGATACCCGGACGGTCAAATCTATCTGGCGACGACGCACGGCGACCTCGGCGATCTGCTGTTGTTGCTCGAGCGTGCCAAGGCTGCCTTCCTGGAGGACTGCTGATGGTCGCTCTTTACCCGCGCTTCGTGGTCGAGGACGGCCGCATCCTTTGCAAGGTCAACGTCGAGGGGGTGGAGCGTGCCTGCCCCGTGTCGGAGGGTCTTGCTCTATCCCTGATCGCGGATCTGGCGAAGGCCATCCAGTGGGCCGATTGCAGCGCGCCGCACCCGTCCGACAGCGACCAGCCAAAGGCACCCGCCCGATGATCCGGGTTGTCGCCTCTTACCTGGCGGCGGCTCTGGCTTTTGTGGCTGTCGTGACCGTGTTCATGCCGCTGAAGGCGAGGGCGCAGGATCACAGCCCGCACCACAAGGACTTCTACCGGCTATGGCTACAACCCGGCACGTCTGTCAGTTGCTGCAACGCCCGCGTCGAGCTGAACGGCGTCGAGACCGGAGACTGCGAGCCTGTCAAGGCCGAGGTCCGGGGTGGGAACTGGTGGGCGTGGCTGCGGCAGGAGAGCCGGTGGATCGAGATAGACGACAGCCGCATCCTGCGTGAGCGGAACCCGACGCAGGGCGGGGTGGATGCTCACCTGTGTTACAGCTACGGACGCGTGCTGTGTTTTGTCCCGCCATTTGGCGGTGGCTAGAACATACCTGGAACTTTCTCCCCCATTCCTCCCCTAGTGTTTTGGTCTTGTTCTGTCCCGGCGGGGCAGTTCCCCACAGGGAGCCGGAATCTACGAAGGACCGAAAACCCAATGTTTATTGGGAAAAAATGGTGGGCGCTGTAGGGATTGAACCTACGACCCCACCCGTGTGAACGGCGTTCTGCCCGCTGATTTCATTAGACAATTCGCTTTCTCCCCCGTTTCTCCCCCATTAGAATCACGACCCCACGGTCAGGCGTTACCGGCGATCGGTGGTGAACGTAGCGGCCGGCAGATCGTTCGTCGCGCCACAGTCCGCGCTCGGCGATGGCGCGCATATCGTATCCCAGCGCCCGCAGATCGGTCGCCATTGCGTGCCTCGACTGGTGTGGCGTGTAGGTGACCTTCAGGCGGGCGCACAGGGGCTTCAGCCACCTGTAGACGTTGTGCCGGTCACCCCAGGGGAAAACGCGCCCAGAGGGCAAATGCGGGGCGCTGGCGAGCATTGCTACCAGTTCGGGCGACAGACCTATCTCACCGATGTCATCCGTCTTGGTGGAGCCGACGCGGGCAGTGGCGGCCGGAAGGTCGAAGTCCTCGCGGCGCAGGCGCAGGCTGTCGGTGATCCGCTGGCCTGTCTCATACAGCCAGACGAGGAACAGGTGCTTGTGTCCGGTCGTGTTCGCCAACAACAGCCGCATCGTGTCAGCGGCGACAGGCCGGCGGGGCGAGCGGCGGGATACCTTCAGCCGGCGGTGGCGGCGGTCGGCGCACCATCCTTGCTCGGCGGCGAAGTGCAGGATCGAGGAGGCGGGGCCAATCACAGCGCGGTTCTTGTTGCTGTCGCTTGTGCGGGGGCAGAGCGCGTGCGCTGCAGTCGTGAGGTCGGAGCCGATCATATCGCCCACAAGCTTGTCGCCAAAGAACCGCACCAGCCGGTCGATATAGGCGAGGTCTTGCTTGCCTAGCCGCTTGCCCTGAAGGAAGGCGTGGGCGGCCTCGCGGAACGAGACTACCGCGCCAGGCTCACGACCTTTGATAGCGGCGAAGAACTGTTCGGCTTCTTTCTTTGCATCTGCGAGTTTCGTCGCTGCCAGTACTTTCTCAACTTGTCGTCCGTTACTTGGCCCGCGAACAACGAAGGTCCGGTTGCCTTTGCGGGAACCGGGCGCGTAGAACTGCATGCGGCGCGCTCCTTGGCTTTGAGTGTTTCGATGTCCGCGTCCTCGAGCCTGGCGCGGCGGCCGGTGCCGATCGTGGCGATACCGTGCCGGGCCAGCGCCCGCGTCAATGTACGACGGGACCATCCCATGTGAACAGCGGCGGCGGTCAGGGTGATCGGCTCACTCATGGGCTTCCCGCCCAGGCCAGGAACTCGACGTACCGGATCACCAGCCAGATCGCGCCGGGGATCACCACAAAGAGGACTAGGGCGACAAGGCCGACCTTGGTGACGACGGCTAGAGCGTCTTCGCTAATCATGTGTTCTCCAGTGCTGCGCGGGCGGCTTTTTGAACCGCAAACAAAACGTCAGCGTCGATGATGCCGTCCACGCCAACCAATTCTGCGGTGGCCGCAACTCTCAGCGCAGCCCGCAGCCGCTCTATCTCGTCGGCGGCTTCATACATCGTAGCCAGCGTGCCGGCCTCGCGGCGCAGCCTCTCTACTAGGTCATCGGTCATGTGTTCTCCCTCGCTTTGGCGATGGCGGCGCGGGCGACGTAGTAGCCGAGTGGCGTTTCATCAAGGTCTAGGCAGTCGATGCTTTCGAGGATGCCTTCCAGCGCAGCCCGGAGCCGCTCGATCTCTGCATCGGATGCGCGGCGGTTCCATGCGGCGATGGCTTGGGTTTCGGTCGAGTAACGAGAGTCGCCGTCGCCCGCGCAACCTACCTCACCATCGCAATAAATTTCCCACCCGTCGATGCGATTCTCGTCACGAAAGGTAGCAACGCGAGCGCCGCAAAACGGACACGGATTCAGTGCTTCATCGCTCATGCTGGCACCTCTTGCTGGTGTGGGCCGGTGACGCGGATGCAAGCCGTGTCGTCCCATTTAGACAAGACCTTGGCGTAGTCCTGTGCTTCAGCTTCCACATGGAAGGACGCGGAAAATGGATAAAAGGCGGGTCCGTTGATTTTCGTTTGCGCGTATTCAACCCTCCACACCTCGACCATCTTGGTCTTGGGTAGGGTGGACTCGGCGGCGTCTGCGAGGGCCTTCGCCAAATCCTCGCGGATGTTCAGAAAGACGCCCGATCCAGACGGCTTGCCAAACGGACCGCTTGGGCCAAACAGCATTGGTGTCTGGCGTGCTGCGCGGATTGCCTCGCGCAGTTTGTCTGCATCGCTCATGTGTTCTCCTTCCGGGCGCGGATGGCGGCGGCGGCTTCGTCAAGTTCAGCGCCGACAGCCCAGCCGATTCGGCCTCCATTCAGGCGCTCGCAGACCTTCGCCGCTTCCTCCAGCACCGCATCCCGTTCCGGTTGGGGCCGGCGGGAGAGTAGGGCGCGGGCGACGATAAGGGCGTCAAGTGCACGCGGAAGCTTGGTATCGAAATCAGTCACAATCCGCTTCGCTGCTTCCAGTTCGTCTAGGGTCATGTCCCGCGCTCCACTTCGACAGCAGCCTTGCCTTCCGGGCTAAACGCGGAAATCCAC